CTATTTTATTTTTTCAATTTCAGTTCTTAACCATTCATTGGTTCTTTTTGTGTAGACACGTTCTGTCAAATCTTTGATGGAATGGCCTACAAGGTATTTGATTGCGTATTCGTTTACGTCGTATTGTTTAGCCATTGTGACGAACTGAACGCGACAATCGTGAGGGGAATGCTTCCCAAAATCGAGTGTTTTGCAGACAAGCTGGAACCAGTCTAAATATTTGGCATAATATATGAAATAGTCATGCTTAGACTTATCTCGGGGTGCGGAAAATAGATATTTGCTGCCTAGAGCTCTCGATTCAGCATAATGCTGCTTTACAATTTCTTGGATGTTTGGATGTATCGGAACTACTCGATTTGTGCCGCTTTTTGTTTTCTTCCCACCTGTGAATGTCATCTTATCCAAGTCGACATTCTCGAGTAAGAGTTCACATAGCTCGGTTGGACGCCATCCGGAATAGCAATCAACGTATAGCAAATCCGCATGTTCAACTTTACCAATGGCAGCCTTGAGTTTTTCCATTTCCTCATTCGTGAAGTTGATGTGGCTTTTTATCTCATCATCGGTCTTGGTCTCCAGCGTCACAATCGCGGCTGGATTTTTATCTGTAATCTCATTTAGGATAGCATATTTGAACATAAGTGACAACAACATTTTTATATATCGTTGCATGTCAAGTGTTGGAGTGCGCTCCGTGCCTTTTACAGTGACGGTTCCATGCTCCATGCAGTATCGAACATGATGCGTTCTAACTTCAGAGACTTTAAGATTTGCGATAGAAGAACAATATTTCCACGCTGACTTGTACGTCGCAATACTCTTTCTTTTTGGATAAAACTCCGCGGACCATCTATTATACAGCTCACTTACGGTTATATCTTTTGAAAAGTCAAACGGGTTCTTATTATACTCCATGAGGGCCTGATAGGCATCATTGTATGTTTCAAAATAGGATTCTGGTTTTAGAAGTTTACAGATAGGCCGACCTTCTTGGGTCTTACCTACAGTTACCATAGCTCGAAAAGGTTTCCTAAGCGCTCGTCCTTTGATTTCGGATATTTGTCCGAATCCATTGGGCAGGCGCTTTCTTTTATTGCTACGAGGTTTGCGAATGCGAGTAGCTTCAGGCTTTAAGGGATAGCCGCAGTGAGGGCATAAAACGGCCTTGTCGCTAACTTGAAGCTCGCATTCTGGACATTTGATTAGCATTATCAGCACCTCCTTTACGCCCATTATATTCTAAAGTGTAGGAATAGTCAACTCCTACGCTGTCGAACACTTGCATTTATTGTTAGTTCAGGACACAGGTGACGAAATCCTATGCTAGATTAAAGACATCCAAATTATGGCAGACTTATTTGGATATACTCAACCTGCATAGAATAAGAAAGGAGCACCTATGACTATTCCTGAATTCGGGACCGGTTCGGTTCCGGTCTCTGTGGTGGCTAAGGTCTACGGGAAAGACGCGGCATGGGTTCGCGCCGGTATCATTGCCGGATGGCTGCCTATCGGTGTCGCTACAAGAGCCGGAGAGGCAGTTACCAAAGTCGAAGACATCGATTCAAAGCTCGGACGTATCAACTTCTACATTTCGCCGAGAAAACTGTGGGAAGAAACAGGATACGTATGGAAAGGAGAACGTTATGTCGACTGTCATTAGAGCAGAACTTTCGCATAAAAGCAAGTATCACATTGATAAGCATCGGTATTACGAGCTCAAACATTTCTGTCTCCAATACCCTGAATGGAAGAAAGCTTACGCGGAAGTCGATGCTATGGCTCAAAATGGGGGCCACGAACGTACCTCTCCTACGAATCGAGTATCGGATATGACTGCGGTCTGCGCCGAGAAGAAACTCTACTATCTTGAGCGGATGGAGTTAGTACACACGTGTGCGAAATTGGCCGACCCTGACTTGTCCGAGTATATAGTGAAAGCAGTTACTTCAAATCTAGGTTATGCATATCTCAAAACTAAGTTAGACATGCCTGCATCGAAAGACATGTACTATGACCGCTATCGTAAATTCTTTTGGCATTTGAGTCAGGCGCGGAATTAACAGGTGGTTATATGGAGGTGATGTGTATGATGTTTGATATTTTGAAATGTCATCAACCTAATAAGGACGACATCGTCAAGATGATGTATCGCGCTGACTTTTGTGGTCTGCAAAGATTGAGTAAAGAAGCTCATGAGAATGACGATTACAATAACGAACGGCGGTATAGTCAGAGGGCTGCCGTCGCATTGTATAAGAGTGTTGATGATAACTCATTCTCTCGACGTTGGCATATCGCTAGAGGTTAAGAACCAGACCGCTGTAACAGGCGGTCTTTTCTTTTACGCGAAATTGGCAGCTTGTAATATGGAATACTATTTAATGGAGGTATACACTATGAAACTTATCCCTGTTAATGGACTGCCTGAAAAGGTTACACACAGAGAGTATCTGAAAGCAGGACAGAAGGCTCTTGAGGAATTCAAGAAGATTCCGGACAAAGTCGTTGAGGTGACTTTTACGAAGGAAGAATATTCGAATCCTTACTCGGCCGTCTGTATGATGAACCAGATCATCGTGCGCGATTGCCTGAACATGGCTGCCCTTATGAGAGATGGTAAGTCGTATCTCGTAAAGCTGTATTAAGGAGTTGGGCTCCGTGGAAACACGGGGTCTTCTCTTTTATATTTTTAAGGACTCAGGTTACGGAAAGAGGTGGTAAATTCATATCATAAAAATCCCGGGGAGGAAAATTCAGAAAAACAGTTTAAAAGGAGAACGTTATGGGATTCAGTATTGGTTATTTCATTTGCGGGTTCATTGCCTGCGCGATTGGACTCATCATTGGATGCACATGGACAACTCATTTGTTTGCAGGCAAGTATCTGGTAGGTGAACTTCGAGTAGACCGTTCGGACGAGGATGGTCCTTTTTGTTTTATGGCTTTGAAGTCAGACTGCGGCGATTTCATAAGTATGGACTACATTATGCTGAAAGTAAAAAGAGAAGATTTCCTTCCGCGTAAATAACATCACGTTATATGGAGAAATCCAAATTATATTTTTTGGAGGATTATTTATGAAGTTCGTAAAAACTGTAGATCAAATTGCATTTGGAAATCACAAGCTAAAGAATTTTGGTCTTGCGTCGCTTTTGATTGGTGCCGCCGCTACTGTCGCGGGAGTGCTGACAATTGGCGCAAGCGAAACAAATTTTTATGCGGAGGATGATGAAGCCCAAGCGCTTATGCAGGGTGGGTACGATACATTCATGGAAGTTGTTACAAATAAATAACTGATTTTTCAAAAAGACCTTATGGCAACATAGGGTCTTTTCTTTTTACGCTGATATTTCACTTGCTTATATGGAACCAATTACATTTTGAAAGGAGAAATTCAAATGGACACCAATTCGGAACTGTTGAACAAACGTATCGAGGAGAGTTTGAAAGCTCTGCCTGACTTGGAGGCAACAGACCGCGAGAAACGAGTCAAAGAGCTCGAATCGCTGTACAAACTCAGGATTGAGGAAACGAAGACTGAAACGGAAGCCCGTCAGAAAGGTGCAGAGCATATGGATGCTATGTGCCAGGCACAGGCCGAAGCTAAGGAACGCAAAATCAATTTCGGGGCACGTTTGGCATTTGATGCTTTGTCACTCGGATTGCAGCTCGTGGCCTACAGCTGCTTCATTAAGGCCGGCTTCAAATTCGAAGAAACCGGTACGTTCTGCTCGAAGACATTCCGGGATGTCACCGGAGGATTTATGAAATTCATTAGAAAGTGAGGTTATAGGCCCTATGAAAACATGGGGTCTTTATTTTTAGCACATATTATGATACAATTAAGAAGTAGCACAGGAAGGAGTGCAACTATGAATAATCTTATTAAAATTATTTTTGCAGGTGCAGCGGCTATTGTAGCTGGCAAAACTGTATCCAATGCCGCAAAAGAACACGCTGAAGAAACCATGCGCAATAAAGAGGCTCTCCTAAAATTTGCAACCAGAGAACAAAGGCCCGAAAAATAACAAATAACATAAGGAGTTAGACTCCCTGCTGAATAAGCGGGGAGTCTTTTCTTTTATATGCGATATTTTACCGAAAAGCCAAAATATTACACAACTATGTTCGGCGAAACCTATCATTGCAATCATCCTATCTATAATACTTGTACTTTATATAAAATTGGATATAAAGGAGTAGGTGTAATTCAACAACGATACGACGCTCAAACAAAGCATACGTATTGGACCGAGATAGACCCGTGGTTATGCGATATTTTGTATTTAGCACCCGGCTTTAAAGACTTCTTCAACGAGTATGCGGCTGAACCAACAGGCAATCTATATCCTACTGTGAATGTGCGCCAAGTTATGTGGCGGCTGCGAATGAAACCTTTAAAACGGGAACGTTGGGAGACTGTGTTCGACCGAAAGACTTTGTAACGGCGCGAAAATCTCAGGGTGTATTATGGAAACAATGTAGCTCAGTTTGGTAGAGCGCCCGGTTATTCGGGAGGTCACGAGTTCAAATCTCGTCCTGTTTCTTTTTGTTTTATATTTTCAGAAAAGGAGACTTTTGAATGAAACTCAATCGTAAGTTCGTAGAACAGGCATTTCGTGAAACTGTCAGATTCGTCGAACGTCAGTCGCCGACGATTCTTACGGGACTCGCCGCCGCAGGAGTAGTGACAACCGCAATTATGGCTGTTCGCGCGACGCCTAAGGCCATGGCAATTCTTGAAGAAGAAAAGCTGAGCCGTGCCTATGCAGGTAAAAGCGAAAAGCTCAAAGCGACAGAAGTTGTCAGCAAGTGTTGGAAGTGCTATGTGCCGACAGCGTGCATGACCGGTCTCACGATTGCCTGCGTAATTGGCGCCAACTCGATTAACCTTCAGCGCAACGCGGCTCTGAGTTCGTTGTACTCCGTCAGCTCAGCGGCGCTCAAGGAATACGAAGATAAAGTGGTTGAGACCGTTGGTGAGGATAAGAACGCTGAAATCAAGCAGGCCATTGCTAAGGACCGTATTGCAGCGGCTCCTGCGCAGAATGATATTTCACTGGTTGAGCCTGATGACGTTATCGTCTACGATTGCTTCTCCGGACGCAAATTCAAGTCAACCATTAACAAGATTCAGGCCGCCGTCAACGAAATCAACTATGACATCACCATGTCCAGCGATTGGAAAAGCCTGAATGAGTTCTATGGGGAAATTGGCCTGGATGAGATCAAGCCCGGTGATGCTATGGGCTTTGGCACTGACAATCTTCTCGAGCTGGATTTCAGCGGTCAGCTCGATGATAACGGCAGACCGATTGTGGCTATGGACTACAAGGTTATGCCCAAGCCTAAATATTGGGGAGAGTATTGATAAAAATACTGAGTCCGCAAAAAAATCACCTACTTATGTGGAAAGGAGGTAAATTATGAGACCGAAGATGAAAATTTCGATGGTCATGGGTATTCTTGCCTATGGATTGACTATGGTTGGCGCGGCGTTAAGCCAGTACGTAGCTATGAAGGAGTGGAAGGATGAAATGACAGAGAAAGCCGAAGACGAGGTTAAACCATTACCTAAGTCCAACAAGTAAGAGCTAAGACCCTGTGGAAACATGGGGTCTTCTCTTTTATATCTGCGCGATTTTTTCACGGCCTGATATGGAGGTGATAAAAATGAGTGTCAAGAAACTCAAGAAAATTTGTTGTCGAGTCGTCGGAGTCGAGACCTTTGCCGAGGCGATGTTTAGGACTCTGGTTGGAGTTGGCGAGTTTATTTTCTTTGCGTGGATGATTAACGACATGATTAACACTCTTGTGGCCAGAGGGTACTAAGGTACCCTTTTGGTTTTATTTTTGAAGAAAGGAGAAAACAGATGAATCAGGTCGTTGTCATGGTTGAATGCACCAGCCAAAAGGAGTCATACGATTTCTTCGAGAAGCTGTGTGAGACATTCAATCTTTTATATTCCAACGAGTTCGAAAGCAGCGCTATTGCAGTAGACCTTCTGAACGATTCGAAGAACACCGTGAAAATCACTCTCAAAGGGAATGACGCCATCAATAGCTATCCTGTGATTGAGAAATTCATGAAGTGGTATGGAGCATGAACCGCGCACTTGAATTGCAGATACTCGACCAATTCACGAACGAAAACTATTTCGAACCCGCTAAAAATTGGCCGCGATACGAAGCAATGTATCGAAGCTGCTGCCGCTGGGCCCTTGATGAAATCCGCAAAGAATTTGCGGCGCGTCCTCAATCAACCGCGCTTGATATTTTAAGCGACCTTTACGCCGAGATGGAGGCTGCTATGGCCGGAGCCGATGAATGCGCTCGCTGCAATGGCATAACACCTACCCCGGCGCTTGTCTTTTCAGTCGGACGTGAAATGACTGAAATCGTAGCTGGATTATATTTGTAAAGGAGAATAATCACCATGCTTATTATGCGTAAAATTCCTCTCGATGTTCCTGTGAAAGAACTGACCGTTGGAGACGAAATTCTCATTCACACCAAGTCCTTTGGCTCGCAAATCTTGGATGTTGTCCGCGACGACGAACGTGGGCTGCTTCTGATGTTTGAGGATTGCATTATGGAGAGCGCCATGAACGAAGGGGATACGAACAAAGGCGGCTTTGCGGATTCGTTTCTGAATCGTAGACTCTATTACAAACTCAAACCCGAATTGCCCGAGTTCATCACACGCCGCCTTATCGAGTTGTCGGTTCCGACCTATGGCATGATCTTCGGCCACGATGAGTTCTACGACAAGTTCGAGCCGGACTCTGACGACCAGCTGCCGTGTATGAAAGTATGCAAGAACCGCATTGTCACTTTGGAGGACGACACTCGCTGGTACTGGCTGCGGAACGCCACCAAGAAAGATGTTTCTGCGACGTTTTTCGCCTATGTGAATACCAGCGGCTATGCGGACTACAACGGTGCTGGCGATGTCAATGGCGTGCGCCCGGTTATCCTTATCGAGAAGTAATCCCGCGGCGTCATGCCGCGATATAAAAAGGAGCATCTTATGAAAATGCCAACAGTATCCTATAAGCAAGCCGCACGCGTCTTGCGAAAAACGGCTGTAAAACAGGCGCCTGTACTTCTGACAGTAATTGGTATCAGTAGTATGGTGTCATCTACGGTTTTGGCTGTACGAGCGACACCGAAAGCCATTCTGTTGAAGGAGAAAGCCGAGATGGAGAAAAATCGGGATATTTCGGCTTATCAGGAAGCGCAAACCCTTACACCTGTGGAACTGGTTCGCAGTTGCTGGCGCTGTTATACTCCGGCCTTCATCATGGGCGTGTTTGGAACGGCCTGTCTCATCGGCGCCAACAGCGTCCATTTGCGCCGCAATGCTGCTCTCGCCGCTGCCTACGCTTTGTCTGAAACGTCTTTTAAAGACTACAAAGAGAAAACTGCGGAGGTTGTCGGTGAGAAAAAAGAGACCGAAATCCGCAACGCAGTAGCTAAAGATGCCATTGAGAAGAATCCACCGGTGGAAGCGGACATTATTGAAACGGGCTTTGGTAACAACCTGTGCTACGACCCAATCTGTGGACGATATTTTCGATGTGACATCGAGAAGCTGAAATCATCGCTGGTTGAGCTCAACATGAGCCTGATTTCCGAAGGTTGGGTGTCTCTCAACGATTACTACGAGCGGCTGCGGCTGCCGGAAAGTAGAATTGGTGACGACCTTGGTTGGAACCTGAATGAGTGCCACGATACAGTCCAGCTGAAACTGAGCGCACAACTTGCTGATAATCTTGCACAAACGCCTTGTATGGTCATCGGATTCCAGCATGGCCCTATCTACAATTACGACAGTCTGTAACTCCGCGAAATATGCAGAGAGTTATACGGAAGAAATTCCTAAATTTAATATTTACAAAGGAGTAACTACAATGGAAAACGAAGAAATTATGATGAACGAAGAAACTTCTACTGAGGACCTGGTTCCTGTGGAGGACAACACCATCGACGATACTGCGTTGACTGTCGAAGAAGAAAGCTCTGAGGGCGGCTCTGCCGCCGGTGCGGTTGCACTTGTAGGAATGGGTCTCATGGCCGTAGTTGGTACGGTGCATGTGGTCAAGACCTATGTTGCACCCGCAGTGGCGAAAGGAGTCAATGCCCTCAAGGCAAAATTCGGCAAAAACAAAGTCGTCGAGGGCGAGGCCACGGAAGCTACCGAAGGGGAAGCGGAGGACACCGTAACGGAGTAATCCACGAATCCGGTAAATAAGAATTTACTGAAAGCCAAAGGCTTATGGAAACATAGGCTTTTGGCTTTTTCTTTTTTGTGCTTTGAAAGGAGAACAAAGCTATGAGTTTTTGGAAAAACGCATTCGTGTTTGCTTCCGGTGCAATCGTTGGTGCAGCTGCTTTGACCGCGTTTACCGGTTATCAAGCATTCAAGCTCCTGAAGAAAAACGACACCCTGTACAGTGCCGTGGAAGAAAGTGTGAAGGCTGGTGTGCATACCGGTGGGAACGAACTGGGCAATCGATTGGCAAAGATTGTGACTGATAAGGTGTTTGACACGAATCAAAGAGATAAGCATATCAAACATGTCTATGTCCCAACAATCGATGCGGCGGCACAGTTCTTGGCCAAGTATCCAGATACAACACTCAGATATACCGATAAAGGATATGAGCTTACATGGGAGGACTGATGTGACTCGTTATATTTTCAGAGGTCAGGTGCTTGACCAATTTGGCGGCATCCTTGACCGTCATTGGAGAGGTGAGACGGTAGCTGGTTCGCTGGCTAAAGCAAAGTCTAACCTCAACTACCAATGGAAAAAGACCCATAATTTCCCGTCTGAAGCCAAAGTGATTCTGGATGGACATTATATTTCGGAAGAATTGAAGAAAGGAGCCTGAAATGGCTGAAATCGAATTTCCCAACAATTCCCATGCTGCACGAGAAGGCAAACGTCAGGAGAAACCGCGCGTAGAGAAGGTCGTCAATAGCACAACCAAACTCAAGCGCAAGAGCGAGGCCCGTAAATTCGCTGATATTTTTATCAGTGACGACATTGACAGTGTCAAGAATTATGTCCTGATGGACGTGCTGGTTCCGGCTATCAAGAAGGCGGTTGTGGATATTGTCTCTGATGGCATTAACATGATTATCTACGGAGACACTGCCAAGCGGAGTAATTCGGGCACCTCGAGGGTCGCTTACGGGTCGTACTACAGCGGAAACCGCCCGGAACCCAGGAGCACTATCGGCAATCGCACGGGCCTCGATTACGACATGCCTATTTTCGCAAGTCGCATGGACGCTGAGGAAGTCCTGACCACACTGGAGGATATGATCGACCAGTACGGTAGTGCTTGCGTGAGCGACTTGTACGATGCGTGCGGTCAGACCACCTCGAATTATCAGCTCAATAAATTCGGTTGGACAAGTCTGGCCACCGCGTCTGTTGTCCGAGTTAGGGACGGATATATGCTGAAGCTGCCAAAGGCCACTGCGCTGTGAAAGGAGTGATATTTTGTTCACCGATAAAAAAGTTTTTTCTACGTGTGTAGAAAAATATAATTGCTTCAATGCCGCTATTCGTAAAGGGTCCGCGGTGCTTGAACCGATGGACGACATCGAACGTTATGTAAGCATCGTCGAAAAGATGCAGAAAACGTTCATTTCAAAAAACCACGACTACGGAAATTCGTTTGCCACTACCTGGCAGGAGTTTGGGGATAAAGGTCCTATTACTGGCGTTGCCCAGATTTCCCACAAATACCACCGCCTGCTGAATCTCGCCTTAGGAACCAAACCTCAGGTAGATGAGAGTATCGACGATACGCTGATGGACATGGCCAACTATTGCATCCTCACGCTTATGGAGCTGCAAAAAGACCGTGCCAATAAAAATGAAAAGGAGTAATTACCATGAAATTCAATGTAACTGATATTTTGAAAACCGCAAACCGCAGCCTGTCTATGACCAAATTGAAGATCGCGAAGCACAGCCCGGAAATCCTGCTGGTTGCCGGTGTTGTCGGCACTGTGGCTTCCGCCGTGCTGGCCTGCCATGAGACAACCAAGATTTCTAAAATTCTGGATGACGCCGGCGCCACTGTTGACGCCATTCACGACTGCATCGAACATCCGGAACGTGCGGAGAACTATACAGCCGAGGATGGCCAGAAGGACCTGCTCATCACTTACACCCAAACGGGCGTGAAGTTGGTCAAGCTGTATGCGCCTTCCGTGATTCTTGGAGGTTTGTCCATTGCGGCCATTCTGGCGAGCAACAACATCCTGCGGAAGCGCAATGTCGCTCTGGCCGCAGCGTTTGCCTCTGTCTCCGAGAGCTTCGACGCCTACCGTGGTCGCGTCATCGAGAAGTACGGCAAGGACGTCGACACCCAGCTTCGTATGGGTGTGAGCGAGCAGGTCGTTCAGCGTACCGTTACTGACGATATGGGCAACGAGAAACAGGTCGACGAGATTGTCAAGGTATGTAACCCTATGGGCTCTCCGTATGCGGTCTTGTTCGACGAATGCAATCCCAATTGGCAGCATCAGCCCGAATACAATCTCATGTTCCTGAAGGCTCAGCAGCAGATGGCCAACGACCGCCTGCGCGCGAATGGTTTCCTCACCCTGAACGATGTTCTCGATAGCATCGGCTGCAAACCTACCAATGCCGGTTTGGTCGTTGGTTGGGTCTATAAGAAAGATAATGACGCTGGTGATGATTTCGTCGACTTTGGCCTGGACGACAGCCGTGAGAATGTTCGCGATTTCATCAACGGGGATGAGCCCTCTGTCTGGCTGGACTTCAATGTTCAGGGCTCCATCATGAACCTTATCGACTGATTTATATTTTCTGAACCAAAGGAGGAATCTGCGATGTTGAATCTCGTCACGTATACTTTCGCCACGATGGCCGGAATTTGCTTTGCCGGAGGAATTGCGGTGCTCTCCGGCGGAAAGGGGAAATAAATGGAGGGCATTGACAACATTGTTGCCATGATCGATTACATGCTTAATACACAGCGAAAGCGCCACATCGTAGGTGGCATTCTTATCAGCATGTCAGCCCTCTTCGGGGGGCTGGCCGTTACCGCTTTAACCATCAAACAGGAGGATGAAAGTGAATAAACTTTTATATTTTGGTTTGGTCATTGGAGCAGCCGTAGCAGGAGCCGCGGTTGCTCTTTACTATGCCAAAGATACCGAGCGTAAGCGCGCGGACGAGGAAATTGCCCAGATGCGTGAGTATTACGCTCAGAAAGAAGAAAAAACCGGTAAGACCTCGACTGAGACTGAAAACAAAAATACGAAGTCTCAGGAGATGCGCAATTATCAGAAAATTGTGAAAGAGAACTATGATTACGAGCGCACTCCCGATGGTCCCACAGCCATCACACCTGACGAATTCGGTGAGAATCCGGGATATGACAAACTCAGCATGACCTACTACGCGGACAACATCGTAGCTGATGAGAATGATGAAATTGTCGAGGATGTGAACGACTGCATCGGCTTCGAAAACCTAGCCCACATGGGCGAGTACGAGCCTGATATTTTGTACGTCAAAAATGACCGTTTGCGCGTGTACTATGAGATCACTCGAGACCTGCGCAAATATGAAGATGTGGCAGGAAGTCTGCCTTACAGTCCGGGGGTGACCTGATTTGACAAAAAATGAGACGTCCGCAGCATACTTCGAATGGCTGTGCAGTTTTGTATGTGTCGGGTATCGTTGGGATGGCCTCAGCTATAAGAAGTTGCTGAACCGTCTCAGCGAAATTGATTTTCAATTTAGCATCGCCATGGACGCGAATCGTGAAGCAGATGGCCTTGACCTGCGGTATCGCTTTGGTAACGAAAAGCACATTCGGAACTATATTATAAATCGTTACCTTGACGATCATCCATGCAGTGTTCTCGAGATGATGGTGGCTCTGGCGAATCGCTGTGAGGAAACCATCATGGATGACCCCGAATACGGAGATCGTCGCGGCCAATGGTTCTGGGGTATGATTACCAATCTCGGCCTTGCCGGCATGGATGACCGTAAATTTGACGAGATGTATGTGAACGAGAAGATAAATGCCTTTATGAACCACGAGTATTCCCGGAATGGGGAAGGCGGACTGTTTTATGTCCGTAGACCGTATACAGACATGCGCCAGGTTGAAATCTGGATGCAATTAAACTGGTATCTTGACGAATACGAGGTGAAATAAATGAAACATCTGGCTGTTTGGAAAATTTATGGGGCTTTTAGTCCCTGTGATTTGGCTACGGCCAATAACCTGAACGCTGAAACTCTCTACAAGGTTGCGAATGCTACCTACAAGTTCGTGAAGGGCCAGAATCGACTGAACACTGTTATCTGGTTGTCACTGGTTGGGTCCCTTATGCTCATCGACATGGCCCACAAAGCTATCGAGAACCTGCGTGCTCAGAACCTGATTCTTGCCAAGGAGATTGACAAGTTGAAGCCGAACGAAAACGCGGAGGAGACGGAAATGTAATGCTTGACTTTTTACAAATTGCCACTCGCTCAAAGGCAAAGGGGGTGACAGAAATTTACCCAAAATTCGTATTAAAGTCTCAGTCTACGGATTTGATGATTCGAGGCGGGGACTTTTATGCGATTTGGGTTGAAGACCGCGGGCTCTGGTCAACGAATGAGTTGGACGCCTTGCGACTGATTGACCAAGCCCTGGATGCCTATTCCATAGAACATTCCAACGAATTCAGCAACTCGACATTCACACTCCACATGTGGGATGCTGAAAACGGCATGATTGATACCTGGCATAAATTCTGCCAGAAACAATGCCGAGACAATTTCCACATGTTGGACGAGAAATTGATATTTTCTAATGTCGAGCTCAAGAAAAACGACTATGCGTCCAAACGGCTGAACTATCCCTTGGAGGACTGTCCAATTCCAGGATGGGACAAGCTGATGTCGGTTTTATATTCTCCCGAGGAGCGCCATAAAATCGAGTGGGCTATCGGCTCTATCGTAACCGGCGATTCCAAAGAGCTTCAGAAGTTCATGGTTCTGTATGGCCCTCCCGGAAGTGGCAAATCGACAGTCCTTAACATCATTCAGCTGCTGTTCGAAGGCTATTACTCGGTATTCGATGCAAAGGCCCTCGGCAGTGCCAACAATTCCTTCGCCTTGGAAGCATTCAAAACCAATCCGCTGGTTGCCATTCAGCACGACGGTGACTTGTCTCGTATCGAAGATAATACCCGTCTGAACAGCCTTGTTTCGCACGAGCTTATGACAGTGAACGAGAAGTTCAAATCGGCATACGCAAATCGATTCAAGGCTTTTCTCTTTATGGGCACCAATAAGCCTGTAAAGATTTCTGATGCGAGGTCGGGCATTCTTCGCCGCTTGATTGACGTAGAGCCAACGGGGGAGAAGCTGAGTGGCAAGGAATACCACAAGGCTATGAAGAAAATCCCATTCGAACTTGGCGGTATTGCCTGTCATTGCCGTGATATTTACCTCGAAGACCCTGAGTTCTATGACGACTACATTCCTGTCAATATGATGGGCGCATCCAACGATTTCTATAACTTCGTAAGTGACTCCTATTCCGTATTCAGCAAAGCAAACTCGACATCTCTGAAAGTTGCTTACGAGATGTATAAGAACTATTGTGAGGATGCCAAGGTAACCTATTCCTACAACAAGCGCCTGTTCAAAGAGGAGCTTAAGGCTTACTTTGATATTTTCCAGGAAAAACACATCGATGAGGACGGAACCACCATTCGAGGTTGGTACGAAGGCTTCCGAATCGACAAGTTTGATGGACGCACTGGAAAAAAGGCTGAATCTGCGACTGTAGTCATGCCGGCGATTGAGTTCAAAGAGCAGCCTTCAATCTTCGATAATATTTGTGCCGATTGTCCGGCCCAATATGCGAATGACGGAGGCACCCCAATCAATCGCTGGGACAAATGCCGAACTAAACTCAAGGACTTGGACACCTCCAAGCTCCACTACGTCAAGGTTCCCGAGAACCATATCATAATCGATTTTGATCTGAAAGGAGGAGACGGAGAAAAATCCTTTGAACGCAATTTGGAAGCTGCTGCACATTGGCCCAAGACCTATGCAGAGCTGTCCAAATCCGGGCGTGGTATTCATCTTCATTATATTTACAGCGGAGACCCTGTACAACTCAGCCGTATTTATGATGATGACATCGAAGTGAAAGTCTTTACGGGAAAGAGTAGCCTTCGCAGACAGCTCACCAAATGCAACAACCTTCCAATTGCGACCATCAGTTCAGGTTTGCCATTGAAAGGAGATACAAAAATGGTGAATTTTGATTCCGTGAAAAACGAGAAGGCTATCCGAACGCTCATCAAGCGGAACCTCAATAAGGAATACCATGCAAATACCAGGTGCAGTGTGGACTTCATCAAGAAAATACTGGACGATGCCTATAACTCCGATGCAACCTATGACGTAAAGGACCTGTACAATGCTGTTCTGAACTTTGCGGCCAACTCGACACATCAGAGGGATTATTGCATCAAACAGGTGGCGGCTATGCACTTCTCAAGCGCTGATCTTTCACCGGCTGTCAAGAACGATGAAGCACCCATTGTGTTCTTTGACTGTGAGGTCTTCCCGAATCTGTTCCTGGTCAACTGGAAGTATCAGGGGGCAGATAAAAAGGTTGTCCGCATGATTAACCCGACACCGGCAGACATGGAAAAACTCATGCGGTTCCGTCTGATTGGTTTCAACTGCCGCAAGTACGATAACCACATGCTTTATGCCCGGATGCTTGGGGCCACGAACGAGCAACTGTATAAACTGTCTCAGCGTATCATCAGCGGTGATAAGGATGCGTTCTATGGCGAGGCCTATAACATTTCTTACACTGATATCTACGATTTCAGTTCTAAGAAGCAGTCGTTGAAGAAATTCGAGATTGAATTGGGCATTCACCATCAGGAGCTTGGCTTGCCGTGGGACAAACCTGTCGCCGAAGATCTCTGGCCTAAAGTTGCCGAGTATTGCGACAACGATGTCATTGCGACGGAAGCTGTATTTGAGTCCCGTTCTGCTGACTGGGTGGCCCGACAGATTCTGGCAAGTTTGTCCGGTCTGACCGTCAACGATACTACCAACCAGCATACCACCAGAATTATATTTGGTTCGGACAAAAATCCTCAGTGGCAGTTCAATTATCGCGAGCTGTGGAAGCCAGTTCCGTATACTAAATATGAGGAACTGCGTGAGGCTTACGGACCAGATTACGATTTCCGTGTTTGGAACGAGAAGGGTGAACCTCAGTACCGCAGTTATATTCCAGGTGAGGAGCTACCTGCCGGATGGTCGATTCTGCCGTTCTTCCCAAATTATGTCTGGACAGGGTACAAATCGTACTGGGTCTATGATATTTTGGATGCCGAGCGAGCCAGGAATGATGAGGCTTATCTGAACGAGCTTCTGAATACACAAAAAGAAGTTGATGAGTGGTGCAAGAAGACAGGCGAGAAGGCGCTGGACTTTATCGAAGAAATTCCAGAGGATGATATTTCGGAAAAACACTTTAATGTCCTTGAGGAAGTTGGTGAAGGCGGGTATGTCTATGCTGAGCCCGGAATGTACGGCAATGTCGGTCTTGATGACATTGCTTCAATGCATCCGTCCAGCTTGATTGCCGAGAAACACTTTGGAAAGTATACGAAAAACTTCGAGGACTTGAAGAATGGTCGTGTTGACATCAAGCATCAAGACGTCGAAGCCCTAAAGAAGCTGCTGGATGGCAAACTGGTTCCGTTCGCAGAGGCTATCGTGGCCGGTACTGCCGATTATACTTGGGATGACTTGGCTTACGCGCTGAAAATTGTCATCAACTCGGTGTACGGACTGACTTCAGCAAAATTTAGCAACCCGTTCCGTGACCCGAGAAACAACGACAACATCGTAGCCAAACGCGGTGCTCTGTTCATGGAAACCCTCAAGAAGGAAGTCCAGAAGCGCGGATTCATCGTGGCTCACATCAAGACCGACTCTATCAAGATTCCGGATGTCACCGATGACATTCTGGATTTCGTTGATAAGTATGGCCGCGAATACGGTTATATTTTCGAGCATGAGGCTACTTACGACCGTATCTGTCTGGTAAACAACGCCGTTTATATTGCCAAGTACAATGCTCAGGGCATCATCAATAAAGGCGGTAAACATGCAAACGAATGGACTGCCACAGGTACACAGTTCCAAATTCCGTATGTCTTCAAGAAGCTATTCAGCCACGAGAAAATTGAGTTCAAGGACATGTGCGAAACCAAGCAGGTATCGTCAGCAATTTACCTCGACATGAACGAGAATCTTCCGGAAGGGGGGCATGATCGGCACTTCGTCGGCAAGGTTGGATTGTTCTGCCCGATGAAACCAGGTACAGGTGGCGGACTCCTTGTTCGAGAGTCTGTTGACAAAAAGACCGGCGAAACCAAATACGACTCTGTAACCGGGGCAAAGGACTGGCGCTGGATGGAATCAGAGATGGTAAAGATTCTCGGGAAGCAAGACGACATCGACAAGGGCTACTACAACAAGCTCTGCGACAATGCCATTCGTGATATTTCCGAATTCGGCGATTACGAGTGGTTTGTTTCGGACCAGCCGTACATTGGGCCTTGGTATGAGGATGGACGACCACAGTATGAGCCTGATATTCCGTTCTAACCGCATATTTTTCAGTCTCTAATATGCAAAGTAACCCACTAAGACCTTATGGAAACATAGGGTCTTTTCTTTTTAAGGAGGAGTATGTTCTGAAAGCAAAAGATATTTTTAAAAAGCTCGTCTATACGTACAAAAATAAAGACGAGTTTCAGGTGACGGACGCGGACATGGCTAAGGTCATCCGCAATATGTTCGTCAAGGAGACCGAAGACCTGATCATCGAGCGCGACATCAAATACACTTGGCAGTTCGTGAATCTGTTGACTGAGCAGAATGACAAGTGGAATGCACTGACCCGCATGTTCAAGAACAACTTCGGTTCCAGTCCCATCAGCAAAAACGACTTCCGTCGCCGCGTTATCAAAGAGGAATGGCCTATGTTTACAGCTGAAATCCCGGCTATGAAACGCGACACCATGCCCGAACTCGAAACCGTCCTCAAGAAAGTGTAAAGGAGAAACTTCTATGGAACGCAACAATAAACTCGCAATCGATAACGCCCGTATCATCTTCAAGAACTTCACCGGCAAAGACGATAAGTTTGGCCGTGAGGGTGACCGTTCTTTCAGTATTGTCATTGAGGATGATGCGCTGGCCGAGCAGCTCGCCAACGACGGCTGGAACGTCAAACCGCTGACGCCGCGCGACCCTGATGAGAAGGTCAACCATTTCATCAAGGTGAAGATCAGCTTCAAAGTCCGCCCGCCTAAGATTTGGCTGCTGACGAATCACAAACGCACTCTGCTGGACGAGGATACCATCGCCACGCTTCAGTACGCCCGCATCGAGAATGCCGATGTGGTTGTCAGCCCTTGGCGCTGGGAGGTCAACGGCAAGACCGGTATCGCGGCCTACCTCGAAACGCTGTACGTAAAAATCGAAGACGACCCGTTTGCCGACAAGTACGCCGACTACGAGAGCAGCGACGAAGTGCCGTTTTAATTGATATTTAGGGGTGCCGAGTGGAGGCAGAGTTAAATGTCCGTGGTCACTCAACTGGGCGAGTGATGTGTCAGCGAGGAAACAGCCCCTACTGATATTTTGGAAAGGAGATGGCCAGATGAAAAAATTCACCCTCAAAGATATTCTGAGCAGTGCTGCCAAATGGGAGCCGCCTGAAAAACGCGAGCCAACACCGAAAAAAGTTGCGCAATCCGAGAAGCAGCCGGTAAAGCCTGCAAAAATCCCAGAGAAAACTGACTACAGCAGAGAATTCATTAAGAAATTTAACAGTCTGGCCGCCTCCAGAAGCCGCTGGACAATTTGGGAAGACTTTGTTGTTTTGTTCGCCTGTTCCATTTCCAATGCGGTGGACCAGACTAAAGAGCACTATGATATTCGTGAAGAACGGTATTTGCGGACTATTAAGAAGTATTCCAAGGCAGAAGCCGAGGTCTTTCCCGAATTGGCCGCTTTAGTGATTTGCGCTCTTGATGAAAATCCTGAGCAGGACTATCTTGGAAAGCTCTTTATGGATTTGGACCTTGGCAATGAGCACAACGGACAATTTTTCACACCGTATCATGTCTGTCAGCTCATGGCCGATATAAGCTGTAGCCTCGGGGATGATATTTTCAGCGTGAAAACGGTCAACGACCCTGCGTGCGGTGCCGGAGCCACACTTATAGCAGGGTATCATACCTATCGGAAACTGTACGCAGAAAAGAACCTCAATGCTCAAAATTACATTTTGATGTATGCTCAGGACATCGACGAAACTGTCGCCCTCATGTGCTATATTCAGCTGTCGATGCTGGGGATTGCTGCTGTGGTGAAAATAGGGAATACATTGACAGACCCCATGTGCAGCGGAGATTCAACCGAAAACTACTGGTATACGCCTGTATATTTCCTGCCGCCATGGAGTGATAGACGGTTAATTCGTGAGCTTTACGAATTGATGAAAGGAGATGCCAATGAAAAAGTTTAAGACTGGTACGGTGTATGGTTCGGATGAAGTTACCGACCTACTTTGCATTGATGACAATTTCGGAAAATTCGTCAATGAAAGCTTTGACCGACACGAGAACTGCGATTGGGGCGACCTCTGCGACGAAGATAAAGCCACTAATGATGATGCTCTCGAGCATGGCGGTAGACTCATGAGCGCTTACAATTGCCCGGATTATCCTGACGGGAAAATCTGGATTATCACGGAAGCAGACAGAAGCTGTACGACGGTGCTATTCCCGCATGAATATTGATATTTGCAGAAAGGAGAAACCAGATGAATGTTACCACATATGTAAACCATCTGAACAAAGATTTTTGTACCTGTAGTTTGCCCGACTTTTACAAAAAGATTGCCGAACATACAGGATACACCGTAACAGAAAGTACGCGGTATGACTGCCGTAAAATCTGCTGCACGGACGCTGTCCGAACGGCTATATTCCAGTATTTTTTGTCTGAAGGGTTCATGCCCCGAGAAATTTCATTTCTTTGGTGCAGTTTTGGACCGAAAGCTAATCTTAAATCCACGCCCGGATACGGTGAATACAGAGTGTCGCTCGAGCCAGGCGCTATCTACGAAGAAGGAGAAAAGAAACATGACTAAAATTCTTGGTGGCATTTTGCTGATTGCCGCGGCTGTGATATTTGCAAGCATCTTTGCGGGACTTGCTTCCGTTGGCTGGACTGTGATGGTCCGGGTTATGCTTGAGACATTCAAGTTCATTGGTGCATTCCTGATTGCAGTGCTGGGAATCGCGTTGTTAGAGGTGTAAGGATGAAAGATGATTAACTTATACGACTTCCAAATCAAAGCCATCGAGCAAATGAAAAACGGCTGCATCCTCTGTGGTGATGTTGGGAGCGGCAAATCTATCACGGCGCTGTCCTACTACTATTTGCAAAACGGTGGCGACCCCGATAGCTTACAAGGTGGCGATTATATTCCTATGGGCGACCCGCCGAAAGATTTGTATATCATCACCACAGCCCATAAACGCGACAGTATGGAATGGGAACAGGAGATGAGTCGGTTCTTGCTCTCGCCTCATTCCGAAGTCAATCTCTACCGTAACAAAGTCGTCGTGGATTCGTGGAACAATATACAGAAGTATGTCAATACGTATGGCGCTTTCTTTATATTCGATGAGCAGCGTGTGGTTGGGAGCGGAAGCTGGGTCAAAGCGTTTCTGAAAATTACCCGGCGGAACCAGTGGATTCTTCTGTCGGCCACTCCGGGCGATACCTGGCAGGATTATATTCCCGTCTTTGTTGCCAATGGATTTTACAGGAACAAAACCCAGTTCTTGCAGGAGCACGCCGTCTATTCGCGCTACACGAAGTATCCGAAGATTGACCGATTCGTACATACGGGAAAGCTCTGCGCACTACGGAAGGATATTCTGGTTCCAATGGACTTTCATCGTGGCGTTCAACTCCATCATGAAGAGATTTATGCTGAGTTTAACAACCGTGCGGTCAAGGAGCTTTGGAAAACACGTAGAAATCCTTGGACACAGGCGCCCATTATCAACGCCGCAGAGCTCTATTACGATATTCGGAAAATCGTGAACTCGGATATTTCCCGGCAGGTCAAGCTCTTAGAGATTTTTGAGGACCATCCAAAAATGATTGTGTTCTACAATTTCGACTACGAGCTTGATATTCTGCGTGGAATGACCTTTGGAGACGCTGAGGTAGCCGAGTGGAATGGCCATAAACACGACCCGATACCAGATGGAGATAGCTGGGTCTATCTTGTGCAATACACAGCCGGAGCTGAAGGCTGGAATTGTATCGCCACTGACACGACAGTATTCTATTCGCAAACATACTCCTACAAAGTTGCCAAGCAAGCTGAGGGACGAATCAATCGTATGAACACTCCTTTCAAAGACCTGTATTACTATCATCTTACCAGCAAATCCTTCATTGATATTCGTATTCGTAGGGCTTACGAAGAGAAACGGAACTTCAATGTCAATAAGGATTACAAACGGTATTATGGCGAGTTCAAAACGACCGCATAATTTTCATGGCCTCGTATGAAAGGAGTGTGATCTGTATGATTACAAAAGAAGGAATCCAAATGCTGCAACTAATGTACTTACGGATGGCATTTAGAAACTTTGTACCAATCGCCAATGATATTGGTAGAGCTAACGAACGTGCTTTGGAAATTATTGACATAACGACTGCCAATAACTACGCCCGAACCATGGAAGTCAGCAAACAATATCTTACTACATTGGTATCTATTGGGTCTATGGCCAAAGTTGTATTAGACGGCTTGGCTTTATATGACAAAATATGATTAACTCTCAAAAGACCTTATGGCAACATAGGGTCTTTTCTTTTAGCCGGAGGGAAAATGGCGAAAAAGCTCGATGAACAACAGAAACGTTGTGCGGACTGCATTTACCTTAAGAAAGTGAAGGACTATAATGCCGAATGGCATTTCACGAAGTTCTGGATTTGCAGTGTGTGCAGCATTGAAATTCACCATGTAACGGACGACGAATGCCATGTTCTCAGCGAGAACTATGGCTGATATTTGGAAAGGACTTGATTACAATGTTCACTTTTATTGCTGGTGTTTTCACAGGTGCTATTGGAACGATTTTTGTCATGGGCCTTGTGAATGCCGGAAAGCCCACTGAGAGCGATGTTCAGGTTGAACGCAAACACGCAGACATCTGGAAGCGCGAGGCTAAACAGTGGGAGACCGCCAACATCCGCCTGCACGATGAACTGCGCAGTGCCACCCGCATGGCACAATATTGGCGTGCTCGCTGCATGAATGCTCACTGTGAATTTAGGGCGGCCTGCGATGGTGAGGGTCATTATCCTACGGACAACGATGTGCCCACCCGTGAGGAGAAGCTCGTCAGTGATATCATGGCCGCCGTGGCCGTAAATTCGGTTGCTGATGAAACAAAGAAAGCTGAGGCGATTTCGGCATGAACAATGAAGGTATGTTACTGGTAGGGGTCGATGAGCTTCAAAAAGCATACAAGAGCTGCCGAGATATAGCCATGGAAGCGGATAACATTCGCACCATGGTCCAGCAATGTATCGACGGTGATTGCTCCGAAACCGAGCTTAGAGCAAACCTTGATATTCTGAAGGTCAAAATTAACAAAACCAAACGGATACATGAGCGAATGGCTAAGGCGTACCAAATCATTGAACGAGCTCTTGGTTGATATTTGAGGAGGCAAGTATGACCCGTACTCGATATACAATTACATTTCGTAGGCCAAATAGCGATCCGCTGTTTGATTCGTTGCGATGTTTTTGCTGTTATGATACTTCAGCTGAGAATGCAATCAAGCGGCTGAAAGATGAGTGGCCCGACGCTATTGTCATTGATGTCCTGACGAAGGTGGTGACAGCAATATGAATAATCGTAGAAAAGTAGTACCAATTATCCTGTCAGTTTTTCTGGCGGTAAGCCTAAGTGCATGCAATATGCAGCTTGTGGACACGACATACAACTACACCTATGGTTACGTGGAACTTCCCAATGGAGAATGTATTGAAGGGCCTGTAGATTCCTGGACGGACTACGATGACAGTGACCAGATTCAGGTAAAAATCGATAGCATCACTTATTTCACCGATACGACCCGCGTGGTTCTCACGACAAAGAAGTAAAGGAGCCGGCTATGAATAATTGTAGAAAAGAAGTCTTTTTCGATATGTACTGCAAGACCTGCAAGTATTACAAGCAGGCGTCGTATCTGCATCCGTGCAATGACTGTCTGAACACACCTTACAATGAGGACAGTCATAAACCTGTCAACTGGAAAGAAGGGGAAAAGAATGGTCAAAAACACTAAATGCAAGGAGCTCTTTCCGAGGTGTCTTTGCAACACATGCAGGCGGCGGGAGATGGACCGTGGATGCTGCATTGCCCATCACCGCGAGTGCCAGTTGGTAAGCAATGACCAAAATGCCAATCGATGCCCCGGGTATACCATGAAAGTTGAGGTCAAGAAGAAATGATTGACTTCTGGAATGGAATACACACGCCTGATGGTGCAGTATGGTTTAACCGGTTTACGAACGAGTATGAGTTTGAGAAAAGACCGGACGGATTTGATGCGTATTTGCTTGGAAAGAGAGCTTACAATATGATGTCCAAATTTGATATTAACGATATTGTCACAGTTCCCTATGATCACGACAAAAAATACTGGACAGTGACGGCTGTCCGTACAAGCCAAATTGAAATGAGGGCTATATACGACTTGGTTTCTGCGAAAACGGGTATCACTCTGTATGATGTTCCAGAAGTCGATATGACCCTCGTTAAACGGCCCACCCAGAAAAAGGAGAACTCTGTTATGGATAAACGATATATGGTCAAGAAGCTCATCTACCACGGTCCTGCCACTATTGTGTATTGGGCCGACGGTGAGAAAACGGTAGTCAAATGCATGGACGCAGACACTTTTGACCCGATGGCTGGCTTCTGTGCTGCTCTTGCGAAAAAGGTGTATGGTTCGACAGGCACCGTGAAGCAAATCATCAAGGCCAGCAATTACGAGGATTCTCAAGCACTACCGTTTCAGGGTGAGAGTGTAAAGGATATCGCTACTCGTGCTAGGGCTATGCTGCTTACCGATGTTATGAAAGGAGATTAACGATGGACCGTGAAGAATTTAAGAAAAAGATGGAGAATCATACAGTCATGACCGACGATATGATGTCTAACATTCAGGCACTCCACCTCAAAAACACAAAGAAAAGCGAAATTTATATTGTCGCTATGGAGGAATTGTCCGAGCTTCAGAAGGAGATTTCCAAGGAGCTGCGTGGTCAAGGTGACAGAGATAGCATTCTGGAAGAACTTGCAGATGTCATGATTGTATGTGGGAACATCATGAACCTGCAAAAAATCACGGATGCCGAACTTCGTGCTGCCGCGGCAGTCAAACTTAATAGGATTCTTAGCAAACTCGTAGAAAAGGAGAACGGCAATGAAGGCGGATGCAAAATGGGTTCCGATTGTCTTCACTATGGCATCGGCTGTAGGAGTTGTGGGAACAGCAGTTCTTACGGCGAAGTGTACCACGAAAGCGGAGAAGATACTTTCTCAAAGCCGGACTAAATATGGCGGTGCGACGAAAGAAACCGTAATTGATATTTGCCGTTGTTATGCCCCTGCCATAGCCTGTGGGACGGCCACTGTAGTGTGTATCGTGTCGAACGGAGTTCTTACTTACAAACAGCAAAAAGCCCTCACAGGGGCCTGTATGCTCGCCAGAGAAAGCCTCGGACGGTATCAGTCAAAGGTTAAGGAACTCTATGGCCCTGAGATACATCAGCGCATCATCGACGAGCTCGTCAAAGAAGATTTGGATGATGTTCATGTGACCTCTTCCGGATTTTTTGGCAGCGAGACGTTGGATTTCGAGGGCGTATCCGAGGACGAACCAATTCACACGTTCTATGATGAGTTCTCTGATAGATATTTCGACTCGACCATTGAGCATGTATTGCAGGCAGAGTACCACCTGAATCGCAATTGGGCTCTTGGCGATGCCGTTACGGTCAATGACTTTTATGAATTTCTTGGTCTGTGTGCTCTCGCAGATGGTGACAATATGGGGTGGGACTGGGAGATGGGTATTTCCTGGCTCGACTTCAACCATCGAGTTATTCATAAAAACGGAGAAAAAGTTTTGGTAATCGAGATGGTGTTTACGCCGGACAAAGTGGAGGTGTGATATTTGTACAATGATGAAATGCTCGTAATTCAGGTGGATATTCGTTTAAAACCTGACAAAATGGAAGAATTTTATAGAGATGTTATAAGACAGAAAAAAGATGGAGTTATCGTATTACCGTCTTACTGCCATGTTCTGCGTGCTCCGAAAGATATAGAAATTGGATTTGACTCCAATTAAAAGCATGAGATAAGGAAAAATAAATGAATGTCTTAAGGAAATTTTTAGGTGAAGACGATTCTGATAATTGGTTTGTTGTTTGCCATAATGAATCCAAAGTAAAAGAAAATATGTCTTATTTTGGAAACTAGTTTGTTACTATTACCGAAAAAGATATCGAAATGTTAAAAGCAGGAATGACTCTATCGTATATGGTAAACGATGAGTATGGCTTCTTTATCAACTTTAGCAAAGGCGATGACGTAAAACAGAAGCTCAAAGAAGAGTTTCGTTATGCATTTTGAAAGGAGAATAAGCAATGATAGACAATAAAAGACTTAGCGGCTTTGTGCTTCAGTGTATTGCAGAATTTGGTTCTGAGACTCAAACTGATATTTTGCAAGAGGAATGTGCTGAACTTATTCAGGCGTGCTCTAAAGCAAAACGAGGTTACCCAGACTCTAAAGAACGACTCATCGAAGAAATCGCACATGTACTCGTATCGTCTTCGGTGGTTGCTCGAATTTACGATATCAATGAAGACGATATTGTGAATGAAATCAATAAGAAAGCCGATAAGTATGGATTTTGCCGAGTGAAAGGAGTAAACAAAAAATGATTAAAATTGAAAACGCTGAGGTCGTTGGTTGGATGTAAAAATAAAAGAGTAGTCCATTTATCGCTACATGGTAAAAAGAAAACCCGCAAAAAGAATTGGAACCGAGCTATGAAGATTATGAATAAAGGATGGAATTCGAAATGACTCATGTAATTAACCCCATGTTGTTTTATTGGTGCAGTGTCTCGGACACTGTGAAAGCTCTCGCTATCATTGCTGCCATTATGCTTATCATAGTATGTTTGGTGTTTTTATTCGTTGGTGCTTTCCATATTGGAGAAGCATTCAATTATGGAGGTGGTGAAGACAGCGATGATTATAAAGTGGGCGTTAAATTTTTAAATTGGGCCCAAAAGTGCATTGTTCCATTGGTGATTTTACTCATGCTTTCCATTTTTATCCCGAGTGAAAAAACGATATATAAAATGATGGTTGCGAATATCGCCACATACGAGAATATCGATCTGACTGCCGAAACCATTGAAGATGCATTCGACTCCGTAATCGACAAACTCATAGAACTTGGAGGTGATAATAATGCTGAAAATTGAAAACGCTGAGGTCTTTGGTTGGGAACATGCGATTCGTGGGATGCGGAACCCGATGAACTCATGGGAGAAGAGCGATTCGGAGTTTATTACCGCGGATGGTGACCACCATGATATTACAGGCAATTCCGGTCCATGGTACGGAGAAGATGGTTGGAGTGAAAACCTTATTGGCCCCGAAGACCAGAAGCTTATGGTCAAGCTCTCGAAGGCCGGCACAGACCATCGTAAGTTCATGCGGATGATCACCGTCTACCTTGATATTACGGCGCCGCTGTATTGGTGGAAGGAGTTCGATACATACAAGGTGGGTACGGTGGCCAATTCCTGCTCTACGATGCATAAGATTGCGGCAAAAGAATTCACGCTGGAGGATTTCAGTTGTGAACATCTTATTTCTGACGAAGCTATCCCAGGCCGTGTTTATTCGGCAAAAGGTATGATGGAAGCTACTGTAGATAACCTAAATATGTTTCGTAAACTTTACCTCGAAACTCAAGACAAAAAATACTGGTGGCAGCTCATCCAGCTCCTGCCGAGCTCTTATAATCAGCGCCGAACGATCATGCTAAACTACGAGGTGCTGGCGAACATTTACAAGTCCCGTCGTAACCACAAGCTGGACGAGTGGCACACTCTCTGTGATTGGATTGAAACGCTGCCGTTAAGCGAAATCATTACTGGGAAGGAGGGAAGTGCCAAGTAATGGAAGATATGGATAATCATACACCAAAATCTGTAACTTTCTCGGAAATCGGGCCAAACGAACTGTTTGAGTATGATTTCCGAGGGAATATTGCAATGAAGCTGGTAGAACCTACAAAAGTCAAGAATCCATACACTTACCAAGAAGCGAACTGTTCCGTATTCGAGGCTGAAGCAATCGTTATTGCAGGTCCGGATGTTGGAAAATTTATTCGGTTTAGTAATCATGGTGCGGCAATCTATCGGCCTGTGCATTGCAAACTCGTTCTTTCTGATTACTCCGGGAAATGTGTTGCGTGGTTGGAAATGAGGTGATAAAAATGTTTGCTGTTGCTGCGGCGATTCTCTATCTGGCTGATGCTCCGTTTCCTGTATTTGTAGTAATTTGGATGATATACATCATTGGACTGGCTTTGGAGAGTATGATTCGCTGAATATTCTGGACGTCTGGAACATGGCGTCCTCTTTTTCTATGAAAGGGGAAATTTATGACCATCGATAACTGTACTCGTTGTGACATGTGCAGTCACAAAAATGTATGTCGAAAACTATTGGCATACAGCGATATGATTACTCGTACGGTGGATAGTCTTACCGAGAAATATGACGCTCCGATTGCGGACGTACTCAAAAAAATGAATACCTGCATTACGTTTACTTGTTTAGACTACGTTCGGGAAGTGAAGGTGCGCTAATCATGATCGTTAAAATTAAAAGCAAATGTGAAACGTGTGCTCATGAGAAGGTTTGCGTTAAAAAAGATGGAATGCAGACAATCGAGCATGAGTTCGACAATTTTCTCGGCTCCGATTCGTATGTGGGCATACAAAATTATATGGACCAGCTCGGATTGGGGGTTGATATTATTTGTGAGGATTATCTTGCGAAAGTGCAGGTGAAAACCGTATGAACAGTCTTGGTGAAATGTATTATTGCGAACGTTGCGGTGAACAAAAGTTTGTCAAGTACATCGGCAGCGGACCTTACCGTGATGGAATGATGGTTCATATTACTGCTGATGGATTCGAGGGCGCTGCCGGCTGGACTAAACACGATGATATGGATTTCTGTCCTAAATGCTCTGAGAAATACAATTCGATGATGAAGGACTTCCTATCCTGTAAGGAGAACTGAGATGTCGATTGACCATAAGCTTGACCTCAAGACATTGAACGGCATTTGTCCCGGCGGATATTTCAAATCAACTCCATGTGTATGGAAGCTAGATGATGACCATGAGTCGATCAATGGAATTGGATATATCATGTGTGAACGCCTAAATGATTTTCAAAAAGCTACACTCAGACAATATCCGAACGTTGTGCTCTCGGTAGTCAGCCATCGTTATGGACCAGAAATCATACACGATATGGTGTTCATCGGGGACAGTAACAGGCCGGATAGGAGGTGAAAAATGATGGCAAATAGCTCGGTAATCACGGTCAGATTGCCGAAAGAAGACCGTGCGAAACTGATTATTTCAAGCACAAAAAATGGAAAATCGAAGTCTGAAGTTGTCCGCGAAGCGCTTGAACTGTATTACAAAAATGAAAAATCCGGATGAAAAAAGTGTATTACGTGTATTACAAAATGAGCAAAAAGTGTATTACGTGTATTACATGTATTACATTTTTCAAGACAGTTTTGAAGCAAAATCACAAAATTTGTAATACACCAGCCCAAATGTAATACACTTTTGGGCTAAAAATGGCCAAAAAATCGCAAAAAAGTGAAAATTATAGGTTTTTATCTAATATAGGTGTAAATATATAAAATTTTATATATTTGAGTATATATAAATGAAAAATGTAATTTTTTTTAATTTTTGCGATTCGGAAAGGAGATAGTCCGATGGACGACGAAAAATACGCAAACGAATTGCTTGAGGAAGCAAGAGCGTACTTCCCGTTACTGTTTAAAAAAGTTGCCAGCTATCGAGTGTATGCACCGATGGCACTCTTGATTGAATTACCAGATAGAAAAGTGTTTCTATTCGATTCACTCAATCAAACAACTACACGTCTGCCTGACGATGATAACAGCATGACTAAAGAGCAGACCGGGCGTGTGTTTGGTGTTTTGCTTCGAAGAGTCATGGCGCGGAAAGGATTTACCCAGATAGGCCTTGCCGAGGCGACAGGTTTGAGGCAATGCCAAATTTGCAATTACACTTACGGACGAAGTATTCCAAGCTATTACGCTTTCGATAAAATTGTGAGAGTGCTCGGATGCAGTGCGGAGGATTTGCGGTATGTAAAATAAAAGTTTACAATTTCCTTCTTGCGGTAGATGGTTTATATCCTGTATAATGGAGCCATCCTAGGAAATACACAAGGAGGTTACAAATGGGATTCAAGAAAAACAAGAAATCGGACATTACGGAAACAGTCGTGAAAAATGACCGCGGCGAAGAAGTCCATGTTCTCAATGGGCCTGACGGCACGGTGGAAGTCAAGCGAGTCCACATGAAAGACTTCCTGCCAACCGGTGAGGAATGGTGCCCGCATTGTCATGTACAGTGCGATCATTACGATGAGGATGAATACTTCAAATGTCCTGAATGCGGATGGACCATTACCGATTGGGAAATTGAAGAATGGGGTGGTCATCCGACAGAGGCTGCTTCTCATGAAGACGACTTCGGAACCAACTTCGAGGATGCCTTCTCTGATGACGATTGATATTTATTGAACCCCAAGGGTCTGCACTAACAAAAGTGCGGGCCCTTTTTATTTTTTGCTTCGCGAAAATTTCATAGGGTATTATGAGAGAAGAGATAATATATCGGGACCTTGAAAAAATCACGGTATATTGCCTTTTGAACCGAAAGGGGATACTTATGGCAAAAGAAAGTGCTTTTCAGAAAGGTTTAATTAACGATCTGAAGAAACGCTTCCCGGGCTGTATGGTTTTAAAGAATGACCCAAATTACATTCAAGGGATTCCTGACCTTTTAGTTTTATACGAAGGGCGTTGGGCAGCTCTTGAATGCAAAAAAGCGAAGCAGGCGAGCCACCAACCAAATCAAGATTACTATGTCGAGAGGATGAACGAAATGTCATTTTCTCGATTTGTTTATCCGGAAAATAAGGAGAATGTTTTAGATGAACTTCAACAATCATTCCAATCTTGTAGGCCAGCACGCTTTTCTCGGGGCGAGTAAGTACCATTGGCTCAATTACGATGCTACCAAAATCGCAGAAGCTTATCGCGCTGCTCAAGCTGTACAAATGGGCACAAGACTTCATGCGTTTGCCGCTGAATGCATCGATCTTCGTCAGCGACTTCCGAAATCTCGCAAAACTCTGAACATGTATGTCAATGACGCTATCGGTTACAACCTGAAGCCAGAGCAGGTTCTGTATTACTCGCAGAATTGCTTTGGTACCGCTGACGCCATCGATATGCGCGGTGATCTTCTGCGCATCCATGATTTGAAGACCGGTAAGGTGCCGGCACACATGGAACAGCTGATGATTTACGCTGCGCTGTTCTGCCTCGAGTATGGTATCAAACCGACGGATATTGATATGGAACTCCGTATCTATCAGAATGACGATACCATTGTACTCAAGCCGGAGGCCAATGATATTTCGGTCATTACTAAGAAAATTATCGAGGCCGACAAGATTGTAAATCATATCAAAGAAATGGAGGGCTAACCATGTTTGACGACAAACCATCCCTGGACGATGTTATCGCGCACTACGGCGTCGGCAAGATGGACGGCGCTCCTGGCCGTGGTTCAGGTCGCTATCCTCTTGGCTCCGGTGATAATCCGTATCAGCGAGGGGACGATTTGCTGGCCCGTTACGAGGCGTTGGAGAAAAAGGGATATTCTGAAAAAGAAATCGCGAAAGAAATGGGCACCAGCACCACAAAGCTGCGTGTTCAGCTTTCCTACGCCAAGAGTCTGCGCCGTATGCAGCAGGTATCTCAGGCCAAGAAGCTCCGCGACGAAGGAAAGTCTCTGAACGAGATTGCCGAAATCATGGGTTTCAACAATGATTCTTCGGTTCGGTCACTTCTGAATGCGCAAGCTGAGGAGCGCATGAAGCAGTCCTCTGCTACAGCAGAAAAGCTGAAAGAGCTGATTGACACAAAAGGATATTTGGATGTCGGTGCCGGCGCTGAGCGTGAGCTCGGCGTATCCCGCAATAAATTTGACCAGGCGCTTTATATTCTTGAGATGGAAGGTTATCTCACCTATAAGCGCCGCATTCCGCAGGTTACAAACCCGAACCAGAAAACGACGTTGCAGGTGCTTACACCTCCGGGTACGGAATACAAAGATATTTACGACACCAGCAAGATTCATTCTGTTGGCGATTACACCATTTCATACGATAACGGTGAGACGTTTCATAAGCCGTTTGAGTATCCTTCGAGCCTCGATTCCAAGCGTTTGCTTATCAACTACGCAGAGCAGGGCGGCATCAATAAGGATGGTGTGATCGAACTTCGGCGTGGATGCAAGGACCTTGATCTTGGTGACGCCCATTACGCTCAGGTCCGCATCATGGTCGATGGTACCCATTACCTTAAGGGTATGGCCGTCTATGCCGATGATTTGCCGAAGGGAATTGACGTTCGTTTTAACACGAATAAGTCGCTCGGCACGCCTATGGAGAAAGTTCTGAAGGAAGCAAACAAGACCAATACGGGCGAGATTGACCGCGATAATCCGTTTAAGTCCCTTATCAAGGAAAAAGGTGGACAAGATTTCTATGATGACCCTAAAGGCAAGTATGTTGACCCGAACACGGGCAAACATCAGTCTCTCGGCTTGTTGAATCGTCGTGCAGTTGAAGGCGATTGGGGTGCATGGGATGATAAGGTTCCGTCGCAGTTCCTTGCCAAGCAGTCAATTACACTGATTAAGCGCCAATTGAATTTGTCGAAAGAAGATCGCAAGGTCGAGTTTGATGAGCTTTGTTCTTTGACGAATCCCACCGTTAAGCGTAAGCTTCTTGAAGATTTCGCTGATGGATGTGATAAGGCAGCGGTCACATTGAAGGCCGCGGCTCTGCCTCGCCAGAAGTATCAGGTTATTCTTCCGTTGACATCTGTCAAGGACAACGAAATCTATGCTCCGAACTATATCGACGGCGAGACCGTTGCTTTGATTCGATATCCGCATGGCGGTACATTCGAGATTCCTATTCTGAAAGTCAACAACAAGAATGCCGAAGGCAAGCGTATCATCGGTACCAATCCGAAAGATGCTGTCGGTATTAACGCCAAGGTCGCAGAACGTTTGTCGGGTGCGGACTTTGACGGTGATACCGTCGTGGTCATTCCTACAGGCGGCAAAAACAAAATCAAGATCACATCTACTGATGAATTAGACGGCTTGAAGGGCTTTGACCCAAAGTTGGAGTACAAGATTCCTGAAGGAAATCCGAATCATGTTCAGGTTATGACCAAAGCAAACACCCAGAAACAGATGGGCGTTGTCTCTAATCTGATTATGGACATGACATTGAAAGGCGCTAGCACTAAGGAACTGGCTCGTGCGGTTCGGCATTCAATGGTCGTCATTGATGCTGAAAAGCATAAGTTGGACTTTAAGCAATCCGAGGTTGACAACGGTATTGCCCAGCTAAAGCGCAAGTATCAGGGACAGTATGATGAGACCGGCCAGTATCACGAGGGTGCATCTACTTTGCTTACCAAGGCCAAGAGCGAGCAGTCTGTTCCTAAGCGTCAGGGCAGTGGCTACATCAATGTTCCCGGTGTCAAAGTTAAGGGTAAGGATGCCTATGACCCGACTCGACCTGAAGGGAAGAAGCTGTATAGCACCGCGGATGACTTGTACTATGAGACCTCCCGGGTCAATAAAAAGACGGGTGAGGTTGTCACCAAGCAGAAGATGCGCACGCAGAAGTCTACCAAAATGGCTGAGACAGACGATGCGTATACCTTGGTATCCGATCGCCGTGCCCCAGCTGAGTTAGCCTATGCTGACTATGCTAACTATCTCAAGAGTATGGCCAATGCCGCCCGTAAGGAAATGAAAGCTACCGGCACTCTGAAGTACGATGCCGCGGCCAAGAAAGCCTACGCATCCGAGGTCGAACGACTGAACGCTGCGCTGAACCTGGCTGAGGCCAATAAACCCCGTGAACGTCATGCGCAGGCCCTCGCCAACACACGTATTAAGGAAAAGATTGCCCAGGACCCTAACCTTGCCGATGATAAGAAGATGCTGAAGAAGGTCTCCCAGCAGGCTATTGTGGCAGCTCGTGCTGAGACAGGCGCCAAACGCACACCCATTATCATTAGCGACAAGGAATGGCAAGCCATTCAAGCTGGCGCTATCAGTGACAATGTATTATCTAAGATTCTTGACAATACAGATGTCGACAATCTTCGTGCTCGCGCAACACCTCGTTCTACTACCGAACTGAGCGCAGCCAAGAAAGCGCTGATTCGTTCTCGTGCGGCTGCTGGTTACACAAACGCTCAGATTGCTGAAAGCCTTGGTATTTCGCCGTCGACTGTGGCTAAGTACCTGTGAGAGGAGGTGGAGTTACTATGGCTCAATGTATGTTGACCACGTTTGACAATCCTTACAATCCATTTGATGACTTCACCAAATGGTGGCTTTGGGATGTCACACATGGATACAATTCGTGCGGTTTACTTGCTCGCGTTTCTGGAAACGATGAATTGACAGACGAAGAAGAAAGCATTGCTATCGAAAAAGCAATTGATTCGATTATTGATTGCGATTTCTTTCACGTTTACAAGAAAGTAAAAAGCGATGACAATGCGAATCTGCATGAAAACATTGCAAACACAAAAGAAAAACAGGCTATTTCGGCCTAAGGACTGTTGTTAAGCATAGGGGAGGGGGTCGTGAAAAAATCACCCCCTCCCTACATCGCGGCGGTCTTTGATATTTCTCCGGGGGAGATTTTTGGAAAAACAGTTTAAGGCCCTCCCACCTTGAATTGTGATTCTATGATATTTCCTCCGGCTTTTTGCAGGGGTCTGTAGGCGACTTTGACGATGTACAGCGTCATTACCTCCTTTTCATTCTCCTTTCAGGGTCCGGCTTCGGCCTACAGACCCCTGCAAAAAGCCGGAGAATTCATAGCGAAAGGAGCCGAAAAGGATTGAAAAGAGCTAAAGACCCAATGAAAACTGGTAAGAAAGGGACTGTACGCCCGGCACTTACGCCAGAGGCCCGTGAAAACCAGATGATTTCGTTGGCTATGGACCTTGTGGAGAAGCGAATACTCGAGGGCACTGCATCTTCACAGGAGACGACCCACTTCTTGAAGCTGGGTACAACAAAAGCACGTATGGAGAAAGAAGCTTTGAGTAAACAAATCGAATTGTTGCAGGCCAAGACTGAAAGTTTGAAGTCTCAGGCCCATGTCGAGGAACTTTACAAGGAAGCTTTGGACGCCATGCGAAGATACAGCGGGCAGGACAGCGACGATGCTTAGGACATACACTGAACTTTGCAGATATTCTACATTCCTTGAGCGGTTTGAGTATCTGAAGCTCGATGGTGAGGTGGGAGCTGATACGTTTGGGTTTGACAGGTATCTGAATCAGATATTTTACAACTCATACGAGTGGCGAAAGTTTAGAGACAAGATTATTGTTCGCGATAAGGGATGCGACCTGGGCGTTGAGGGTTATGAGATAAATGGGTATTGGAAAGACGGTAGATACATAGCACCGAAAGTCGTTATCCATCATCTCAATCCAATCGCCAAGGACGACATACTGAATCAAACGGACATGCTTATGAACCCTGAATACGTGATTACCACCGTTCATTCCACCCATATGGCTATTCACTACGGGGATGCCGACCAATTAGAGCAAGGTCCTACAGTCCGAAAGCCTAACGATACTTGCCCCTGGCGATAAGGAGGACTTATGGACAGTATACTGACATCTATCAAGAAACTGCTCGGCATGGATGCCGACTATACCGCTTTTGATACTGATGTAATCATTCATATCAACACAGCTCTGGCGATTCTGTGCCAGCTCGGGGTCGGTCCAGACAAGGGCTTCCGCATCCGCGATGATTCTGCTACTTGGCAAGACTTCGTGGGCGAGGATACCAGACTGGACGACGTCAAGGATTACGTCTATCTGAAAGTCAAACTGCTATTTGACCCGCCGTCCAGTAGTGCGGCTATTCAGTCCACAGAAAGCCTTATTTCGGAAATCGAGTGGCGCTTGAACGTTACTGCTGAAATGGAGGTGTAATTTATGTGGGATTACGTCACTGTAAATTCTGGACAGGATTACTTATCCCATCACGGAATTTTGGGTATGAAATGGGGCATCCGTCGATACCAGAATGACGATGGAACCCTTACGGCTGTCGGAAAGAAAAGATACGGAAATGCTGAAACTGAATTTTCTGAATTGAATGCCGCCAGAAAAGAATATGAGCAGTCGAAAGACTACTATATGAAAAAGACAGCAGCAGGACTTCTGTATAATCGGAAAGCCACAGATCGGTTGAATAAATCGGTTAAGCGTTTAGCTAATGCTAAAACTGATTTAAACGATGCGAAAGATAGAGTGTCTTTACAAAATCAGAAAAAGAAGGGCAAACGTCAAATCAAGTTAGAGGAATCTTACCGCGATAAGGGGTTGACCAAAGAAGAAGCTGAACTTGCTGCATATAAGCGAATCAGAACTGAGAAAACCATAGCCATAGTTGCAGGTATGACTGCGGTTGCTGCGGCCGCGTATGTTGGTTATAAGCACTACGATAATACCGTTGACCGTTTGATAAAATCAGGAACTGTTCTTCAAAATATGTCCAATAACGCTAACCGAGGCGTATCGGATGCTTTCTATGCTTCTTTCGGGAAACATGACAATAATCGTTATCTGGGTTTCTATGGTAGTCAATTGCAAAAGAGTGTCAACTACGGGCTTTCATCGGGTGTCTACAAAACCAACATCAAACTTGGTGATGACTTAAGGCTTGCTTCTCCTAAGAATGCTGTAAACATTCTCAGACGAACTATGCAAAAAGATTCCCAATTTGCAGACGGGGTTCGGCAGTCACTGAAGGGGTTAAGTCAGGCATCGCTATCTCCCAATCAAAAGAAAGTATTTGACAAAGCCCTTAAAAGTCTCAATGCTGGCAAAATTGACAATCACGTTTACGAAGCGGTGAATATTGCTTTGGTAGATCATACCCCAAGAGGGCAAAGCGTAAGCAGCAAATTCTATGATGCTCTAAAGAAAGCCGGATACGATGCAATTAAAGATATTAACGACTCCAAATATTCCGGTTACAACACAAGAAGCCCGATAATTGTCTTTAATGGTTCTGCCAAAACCGCCGTTGATTCGATTTCTTCTATTGGTAAGCAGCAAATAGAGAAGCAACTAAAAGCTGAAATCTATAAAAAGTACGCTGAAGATTTGGTTAAAGCTTATGCTCCTGTCGGTGCAGCTGCTATTGGTGTTGGTTCCGCCAGTAAATTGGTGACTGATGCTTTGATCGAAAAAGCCAATCTGGAGTATGTGAAGAAATATCGTAAGGAACATCCGAAATCGGAATTGTCAGCCAAAGAAATTATTCGGACTAGACGCAAATAAAAATCTCTAAGGTCTGAACTAACCCTAGAGATTCGTGTGAGGTGATGACTATGTGGATTTATGAATCTGTAAATTCGGGGGACGACTACTTAGCCCACCATGGTATCCTTGGTATGAAGTGGGGCATCCGTCGATACCAGAATAAGGATGGTACTTTGACCACGGAAGGAAAAAAGCGGAAATCTATCAAAGAAATGAGCGATTCTGAGCTTTTAGAAGATAACAAACGACATGCCCTTGAAGCTCAATATAAGAAAAACCATAAAACGAAAACATCCTTGGAAAAATCTAAAGAGGCGATTGATTCTGCGAAGAATGCAACTTCTGATTTGAAAAGGCTGACGCAAAAAAGTACACACAAGAAACACATGGATTTATCCGCCATGTCCGATGACGAGCTTCGCAAAGTAATCAACCGAAAAAACTTAGAGCGACAGTATGAAGATTTGTTTGGAGAAAGCGAAATATCCGTAGGTCGGCAAAAAGTTGGCGAAATTCTTGACTATGCAGGAACGGCTCTCGCTGTCGCCAGTTCCGCTGCGAGCATTGCCGTAGCAATTCAAAAGATGCGAAAAGATTGATTATTCTTCGTAATCATATTTTTGTTCGTCTTCGTTGGAAATGTCGTGTTCTTTTATCTGAGACGCAGCACCGAGTATTGTCACAACTCCCAAAGCCACTGCTCCGAGAACGGACAAACCTTTGCCAATAATGTCTGAAATAAATTCTTTATTTTCTGTATCTTTTAACCGCATCATTTCGTTGACATCAAGAACCATCTCCATAAGCTTATTACGTTCTTCTTCGGTTATGTCATTTGACTCCAGTCGCTTAAAGCAATAATCTAACGTTCGATTACATGAATCATAAACCGCCATCATGCTTTCTCGATTTGCTGAAAATGCGAGATCGACATTTTCTTTCATGCTCGATACTAACATTTTACTATATTGTACAAAATCAGGAAACTCGGATATCACTTGTCTGGCGAGTTCTCTATCCATATTGGGCATACGATTAGCAAGAGTTATGACATCATCTACCGTCATATAATTGAAATTTTTTATGTTCATTTCTTTTAGCAGATTTTTACGATTGACATGACCGGGTGTAAGCATTGTTAGATTCCTCCTTTTTATTTCAGTATAGCATAATAAATCAAAACTTCAATAGCGTGTGAAAAGAGGTAATAAAAATGCGTATTTATGAATCTGTACATTGTTGAAAAAAAATAGAAATAAGGAGATATTATGGCACTCTCTAATACTGCCGTTCCGAAGTATTACGGCCAGTTCAGAGAGGCCGTGCTTCGAGGTGAAATCCCCGTTTGCTGTGAAGTGGCAATGGAGATGAACCGCATCGATGAATTGATTGCCGACCCGACCAAATACTACGACCCGAATCCGGTAGAAGGCTGGATTGCTTCTTGTGAAGGCGAACTGACTCTTACCGATGGTTCTGATTTCCACATGCTTGATACATTTAAGGTGTGGGGGGAGGAGATTTTTGGTTGGTACTACTTTATTGACAGAAGTGTGTATGAGCCTAACCCCGATGGGCATGGCGGACATTATGTCAACAAAAAAATCAAGAAACGGCTAATCAATAAACAGTATCTTATTGTCGGACGAGGTGCTGCTAAATCTTTATATGATACCTGTGTCCAAAACTATTTCCTGAATGTCAAGACTCTTACCACATTACAGATCACTACTGCTCCGACTATGCGTCAGGCGGATGAGGTGCTTTCTCCTCTTCGAACGGCTATCACCCGAGCGCGCGGTCCTGTGTTCAAGTTCCTGACCGAAGGTTCCCTGCAAAATACGACGGGTTCCAAAGCAAATCGAGTTAAGCTCGCTGCTACCAAAAAAGGTATCGAGAATTTTACGACCGGGTCTCTTCTTGAGATTCGTCCTATGACTATCGATAAGCTTCAGGGTCTTCGTGTTGCATGTGCCTCGGTGGATGAATGGCTATCCGGCGATATTCGGGAAGACCCCATCGGTGCTATTGAACAGGGTGCAACCAAAGAGCAAGGGTCTAAGGGTGACAACGATTATGTCATCATAGCCACGAGTTCGGAGGGCACCGTCCGTAATGGCAGCGGCGATACAATCAAAATGGAATTGATGAAAATCCTGAAGGGCGAGTATTTCAATCCGCATGTATCGATTTGGTGGTATAAGCTTGACTCCGTAGATGAAGTTGGAAACCCCGATATGTGGCTAAAGGCCAATCCTAATCTAGGAAAGACTGTTACTTATGAAACGTATCAGCTGGATGTCGAGCGTGCCGAACAGAACCCGTCCGCACGCAATGATATTCTTGCAAAACGTTTTGGTCTGCCCATGGAAGGTTATACCTACTTCTTCACTTACGAGGAAACACTGTGCCATCCGCATCGTGAATATTGGAAGATGCAGTGTGCTCTTGGCGCTGACCTCAGTCAGGGCGACGATTTCTGTGCATTTACGTTCATCTTCCCGCTTTCAAACGGATGTTTTGGTATCAAGACGCGGAACTACATAACATCGTTGACACTCATGAAATTACCTGCGGCAACACGAGTGCTGTACGAGAAGTTCATGAATGAAGGCAGCCTAATCGTTATGGAAGGCGCAGTTCTTGATATGATGCAGGTATATGAGGACCTTGATAATCATATCGCCCGATGCCAATACGACGTTACGGCTTTTGGCTACGACCCGTACAATGCAAAAGAATTCGTCGAACGCTGGGCCAGCGAAAATGGCCCGTTTGGAATCGAAAAAGTTATACAGGGTGCGAGAACGGAATCCGTTCCTCTTGGCGAGCTCAAGAAGCTGGCAGGGGAGCGGATGCTTTTGTTTGATGAGGAACTCATGACGTTTGCCATGGGGAACTGTATCACTTTGGAAGATACCAATGGCAACCGTAAGCTATGGAAAAAGCGTTATAGCGAAAAAATCGATGCGGTTGCGGCTATGATGGACGCTTTTGTGGCTTACAAAAATAACAGAGAAGCTTTTGAATGAGGTGTGCTCATGGATGAAAATCAAACTTTCGGTTCCAGGCTGAAACATGCATGGAACGCTTTTCTAAATCGGGACCCTCCGATGTCCTATCGGGACTATGGTGGTGGTTACTCTTATCGACCCGATCGAGTACGGTTTAGTCGAGGTAATGAGCGGACTATCGTTACTTCCGTCATAACCCGTATTGCAATGGATTGTGCGGACATTCGTATCGTTCATGCCGATTTGGATTCCGATGGTCGATTCAAACAGGAACATCCCGGCGGTTTAAACAGCTGTCTAACTCTGGAAGCAAACCTTGACCAGAGCGGACGAGCCCTTATTCAGGACATTGTGATGACGATGCTGGATGAAGGCCACGTTGCTATTGTTCCCGTGGAGACTTCCACTGACCCCGAGACGGGTGCATTTGAAATAGATTCACTACGCGTCGGCAAGGTAGTCGAGTGGTATCCGTCAGACGTAAAGATTGAACTTTACAACGAACGAAATGGCCGACATGAGCAAATCATGATGCCGAAACGTGCCGTTGCGCTGGTCGAAAACCCGCTCTATCCCATCATGAACGAACCGAACTCAACGATGCAGCGGCTTATCCGGAAGCTGGCATTGCTTGACGTTGTCGATGAGCAGACAAGTTCGGGAAAGCTGGACTTGATTATTCAGCTTCCGTATACCATCAAGACACCGGCACGTCAGGAGCAGGCCGAACGACGCCGCAAAGACATCGAACAGCAGCTTACAGGCTCCAAGTATGGCATTGCCTACACGGACGGTACCGAGCACATTACCCAACTGAACCGCAGTCTCGACAACAATCTCATGAAACAGGTCGAGTATCTGCAAGAGGTTTTCTGGGGCCAGCTAGGTATGACACAAGAAATTCTGAACGGTACAGCAGATGACAAAGCTATGCTGAATTACAACAACCGTGTTGTCGGTGCCATTATTTCTGCCATTGTGGATGAAATGAAACGAAAGTTCATCACTTCAAATGCGCGTGGGCGCGGACAGTCAATTGTCTACTTCAGCGAACCGTTCAAACTTGTGCCGGTTTCCCAGATTGCAGACATTGCGGATAAGCTGCGCCGGAACGAAATCCTTACATCTAACGAATTGCGTCAGATTGTCGGCTTCAAGCCGAATAACGACCCGAATTCCGATATACTGAGCAATCCGAATATTAGCGCAAGTAAGGACGAAGTTGCCGCTCGATTCGGTACACAAAAATCTAATAAGGAGGAAGATCAAAATGGCGAAACATAGTTATGACTGCGCCGGTATGGCCACCAAATACGGTGTGCTGTGCGGTGACGGTCGAACGATTATGCCCGGGGCTTTTAAGGACCAAGATGGGACCGAAGTTCCCGTGGTATGGATGCACCAGCACAATTCTATCGACAATGTGCTGGGCCATGCTCTGCTGAAATCCTGCCCCGAGGGTCTGCGAGCGTATGTTACGTTCAATGATACGGAGAAAGGCCAGATGGCCAAAACCGTTGTGAAGAATCATGATATCAACTCGTTCAGCATTTGGGCGGACAGCCTGCGCTATTCCGGTGATCGTTCCCGCGGGCATGTGTCCCATGGAATTATCCGGGAGTTGAGCCTGGTTTTGGCTGGGGCCAATCCAGGTGCCCATATCGAGGAAATTATGGCTCACGGCACAGAGGAAACGGATACCGGGGTTATTTACAGTGACCTCGATTCTATCGATTACGACAGCGGTGAGTTCGAAGACGTCCTTGAACATTCCGCTGAAGAAAAGGAGGAGCCTAAGATGGATGAGGAAAAAAAGCCTACTGAAATCAAAAAAACTGCGTCTGAAAACGAAAAAACCGTAAAAGACGTTGTTAAGAGCATGACCGAGGAACAGAGAAACGTTATGTATGCCCTGATTGGGGCTGCAATTGACTCTGAGTCCGAAGACGTTGAACCCAACAAAAACAATGAGGAGGAACCCGAAATGATTAAGCACAATGTTTTTGACCAGAATGCCCCCACCCAGACCGAGGATGTTCTGAGCCACGACGCTATGGCCACTATTATCGATGATGCCAAAAAGGGTCGTCTGACCCTGAAGGAGGCCACCGAGGATTACCTGGAGCATTCCGCCGGTGATTACGGTATCAAGGACATCGGCAAGCTGTTCCCTGAGTACCACGAGCTGAACCAGCCCCCGAAGTTCATTGACCGTGACCAGACTGCCGTCGGTATCATCATGGCCGGTGTCAAGCATGTTCCGTTCAGCCGCGTCAAGACCAGCTTTGCCGACATTACTGCCGATGAGGCCCGTGCACGAGGTTACACGAAGGGCAAGAAGAAGATCGAGGAGGTCTTCACCCTGCTGAAGCGTACCACCGACCCCCAGACCGTATACAAGAAGCAGAAGTTTGACCGTGACGACATCATCGACATCACCGATTTCGATGTGGTTGCCTGGGTCAAAGGAGAGATGCGCGGTAAGCTGAATGAGGAAATCGCTCGTGCCATCATGGTGGGCGATGGCCGTTCTCCTGCCGACGATTCCAAGATCAGCGCCGAGCACATCCGTCCCATCTGGACTGATGATAAGCTGTTTACCATCAATCGCCAGATTGAGAAGGGCAGCAACGACGCCGATCTGGTCAACAACATCATGGACGATGCCATCCGTGCCCGCAAGGAGTACCGTGGCTCCGGCAACCCCGCGTTCTTTACCACCGAGGATGTTCTGGCCGAGATGCTTCTGCTGAAGGACAAGAACGGCCGCCGCATTTACAAGAGTGTTGACGAACTGGCCACCGCGATGCGTGTTTCCCGCATCGTTACCAGCCCTCTGTTCGAAAACCAGAAGCGCGAGGTCGAGCATTCCGAGACGCAGAAGAAGGACGTCTATACCCTTCAGGGCATCATCGTCAACCTGGCCGACTACACTGTCGGCGCTGATAAGGGCGGCGCTGTGGCGCTCTTTGACGACTTCGACATTGACTACAACCAGTACAAGTACCTGATCGAGACCCGCTGCTCCGGCGCTCTGACCGTGCCCAAGTCTGCCATCGTCTTTGAGACCATGGAGACTGTGAGCACCACTGTCGCCGCTTGATTATGGGTTAGTCAAAACTAATCAAAATGGAGATTTGTCATGGCTAAATACTATGGAAAAATTGGTTTCTGTGTGACAGCCGAATCTGCTCCCGGTGTTTGGGCAGAGGACGAGATTGAGGAGCGCAACTACTACGGCGAGTTGACTCGGAATACTCGTCGACTTCAGGGGAGGGAGTATCTGAATGATGGAGTGAATATCTCCAATCAAATCAGCATCCTTGCCGACCCTTATGCAACGGCAAATTTCCATACAATGCGGTATGCAGAATACATGGGCGTGAAATGGAAAGTCACGGATGTTGAAGTTCAGTACCCGAGACTTGTGCTGACACTTGGAGGTGAATACAACGGTGGGAACCAGACTTGACCTGCACCATGCACTGTGCAAAGTTATCGGATGCCCGGATACAGGGCCTAGCTGCCGTTGCTATTATCAGCCGCCTACAAGGTTGGAGTATCCATGCATCGTCTATTCTCTCGAAACCGTAGATGCAAAATTTGCGGACAATCGGCCGTATTTATACAAAAAACGTTATCAGGTCACTGTGATTGATAAAAACCCGGATAGTCCTTATCCGGATATTATCGCACAGTGGCCTCTTTGTTCGTTTGATAGGACTTACAAAGCTGATAATCTGAATCATTTCGTTTTCAATATCTACTACTAAGGAGGAAACAACCATGTCCAAGTTGGTTTGGGACGAGACCGGTACTCGCAAGTACGAGACCGGCGTAAATCACGGTGTTCTGTATCCTCAGGACGAGGCCGGCAAGTACCCCAAGGGTGTTGCATGGAATGGTCTGACCAGTGTCACGGAGTCTCCGTCCGGCGCTGAGGAGACTGCCCTGTATGCAGACAACATCAAGTATGCTTCTCTGCGCAGTGCGGAGCAGTTGGGCCTTACGATTGAGGCCTACCAGTATCCCGAGGAGTTCGAGGCTTGCGATGGCTCCGCTGCTGCTCTGGACGGTGTGTATGTCGGTCAGCAGAGCCGCCAGCCTTTCGGTTTTGTGTACCGTACCGAGATTGGTAACGACACTGCCAGCACGAAGGATGACGGCTATAAGCTGCATCTGGTCTACGGCTGCACCGCTTCTCCCTCTGAGGAGCAGCATCAGACTGTCAATGATAGCCCCGATGCTGTGAGCTTCTCTTGGGAGGTCACCACCAACCCCGTTGCGGTTGAGAACATGAAGCCTACCTCTTGCATTACTATCGATTCTACCAAGATCACCGACAAGTCCAAGCTTGCCGCTCTGGAGGATATTCTGTTCGGTAAGGATGCTGTTGAGGCTCGCCTGCCCATGCCCGACGAGGTGTTCGCAACCTTAAAAAACTCTTAAACGCAGGACAGATTTCGGATAGCAGATGGTCCGCTATCCTGTCTTCTGATGGTGAGGCCATCGAAGAAAATCTGCCTCCTGCGTGAGTTTTGACATTTGAAAGGAGAAATCTCTTATGCTTAAGAAAAACATCAAGTATGTCGACTATGATGGCAACGACCGCGCCGAGGACTTTTACTTCAACCTGAACAAGGCTGAAGTTATCGAGCTTCAGCTTGGGACGGTTGGCGGCCTTACCAAGACTCTGGAAAAGATTGTTCAGGAAAAGGATACATCTCGTATCATCGAGTATTTCAAGACTATTATCCTGAAAGCTTACGGCGAGAAGTCCGCGGACGGCCGCCGTTTCATCAAGAGTCAGGAGCTGCGCGACGCCTTTGAGCAGACTGAAGCCTACTCTGAGCTGTTCATGGAGCTTGCGAGCGATGCAAAAATGGCAGCTGAGTTCATCAACGGTGTTCTGCCTAAAGAAGCGGCCGATGCGATTGGCGTCGAGACGACTGATGTAAACAGCTAAGAAACTGGAGGCAAGAGAATGCTTGAGATCACTATCTCTAAACAGGAATATTTCGATGAAAGCTGCGGTGAATTTGTATATGTTCCCGAACAGCATCTGACGCTCGAGCATTCGCTTGTCTCCCTCTCTAAGTGGGAATCAAAATGGCATAAACCTTTTCTTCAAGAGGAATCGAAAACCATTGAGGAATCGCTCGATTACATACGGTGCATGACTGTGAACAAGAACGTAAACCCTCTGGCCTACAGAGGAATCACGCCCGCTTTGTTCAAGCAGATCAATGATTACATTGATGCACCTATGACAGCGACATGGTTTTCAAAAGAGCAATCAAAAGGCGGTAAAAGTGAGGTTATCACCTCCGAGCTGATTTACTATTGGATGATTGCTTTACAGATTCCGGTCGAGTTTGAGAAGTGGCACCTGAATCGCCTGATCACTCTTATCAAGGTTTGCAACATTAAGAATGCTCCGCCTAAAAAGATGAGCAGGCGTGAAATTATGGAACGAAACCGCAGACTCAACTCTGCGCGTAAAAAGAAACCATAAGATTCCAATTTAGAAGGGGAGATAAGACATGAGACTTGGAATTGCTAACGGTAGAGTCCGTGTTCGTTACGGGTATGCCTGCTATGGCTACACACGAGGTAACGGAACAGTTTGGCATGGTGGTATCGATCTGGAGCTTCTGGACGGTACCACTTTTTACATGCCCACTTATAAAGGAAAAAAGATTCGCGGCAAGGTGATTACCGCCCGCATTGTAACTGACCATTCCAACAGGACATGGGAGTGGGGATATTACATTTGCGTGCGCCTTGATGCCAACCAGACACCCGATGCCGTAAATTATCTGTATTTCTGCCATTGCAGTAAGTTGCTGGCAAAAGTCGGCGATGTTGTTGAATCCGGAGATGCGTTGGGCATCATGGGCAATACCGGAAATGCAGCACTTGCAGACCCTCCGTATGCGCATGTTCACTTTGAGGTTCGCGCCACTTCTACAGGGAAGGGGCTTGACCCTACAGCTTATTCTGGCACGGAGAACAAGGTTGGCACTTACGGTGAAGCACCAACTCCGGTTGCAGAAAGCACGAAGCTTATCGATGTTTCCAAATACCAAGGTCAAATCAATTGGGCTCTTGTGCCGTATAAGGCCCTCATCCGAATTGGCTACCGTGGCTATCTGGATGCGGGTAATTTGGCGGTAGACCCGTATTTCGAGGCCAATATTATCGGCGCACTGGATAACGACAAGCTTGCCGGATTCTATTTCTTTACACAGGCGAAAAACACCACCGAGGCGAGGGAAGAAGCTGAGTTTGCCTGCAGTCTGTTGGCTGGTCGAGGAAAAGGGCTTCCGCTGTTCTATGATTCTGAGTGGGGAACGAAGGAGCATACCGGACGCGCCGACGGTGTTTCCAAGAATGTAAAAACTGAATGCGCGAAAGTGTTTTGCGAGAAGGTGCGAGCCTGCGGATATTTGCCGGGTATTTATACCTTCACGAACTTTGCGCTCAATTACATCGATTACACCGGGCTTGTGAATTCCGGCTATATCGGTTGGCTTTCGGATACGAGGGCAGCGTTCAACACGACCCTTCCTCGCCATATTCACCAGTATGGACAAGCTCCGGTTACAGGCATTACTACCGGTGGTGACGTGGACATGAACAATCTTATCAAGGATTGGAACGGTTCTGCCGCAGACCAGATGCCAACGAAGATTATGCAAAAAATTGAGATTGGCCCTGTAAGTAACGGAGATGCTATGGCTATCTATAACCTTGCCAAGTCGCTCGGACTCGTAGAGCAGGGGCTCTACGGCGCCAGCTATGTGTGAGGTAAATCAAAATGGCCGGAATTGTATTTAAACATAAGGGTAATCTGAAGAAAACTACAAAGTTCCTTGAGCGAACCCTTAAAGGCGATTATCTGAAGAATCTTGATAAGTTCGGCAGGGAAGGTGTTGCGGCCCTTGCCCTTGCCACACCTGTTGATACCGGAAAAACTGCGGCAAGTTGGGATTATCGAATTGAGAAAACCAACTCTGGTACGAAGATTATTTGGACAAACTCCAATGTGAACAATGGTGTTAATATTGCCATCATTCTGCAATACGGTCACGGTACAAATCATGGCGGATATGTGCAGGGGAGAGATTACATCAATCCTGCCATCCGTCCTATTTTTGACAAAATTGCAGATAATGCGTGGAAGGAGGTAACGAAAGAATGAGTTCATCCATTGACCAACGCATCGTAGAGATGCAATTTGATAACAAAGAGTTCGAAAGTGGAATCCAGACGAGCCTTAAGAGTATTCGAAATTTGGAAAACGGCCTTCAGTTGAAAGATGGTGCGAAAGGATTTGAGAACATTGGTCGTGCCGCAAACAATGTCAGTTTTGACACTCTCGGAAGTGGCGTAATTGCCATTCAGCAGAAATTCACGGCAATGGAAGTTGTAGCAATCACTGCTCTTCAGAACATTGTGAATAAAGCTATGGCCGCAGGAGAACATCTCGTTAAATCTCTTTCCATTGACCAAATTTCTGCCGGCTTTGAAAAGTTTGGCTCTAAGACGTCTTCTGTTGCAACTCTTGAGGCTCAAGGGTACGCCCTCGAGGATGTCAATAGAGAACTTGATCGTCTTAATACATTTACCGATGAGACTAGCTACAATTTCACCGATATGGTCGCAAATATTGCTAAATTCACAGCCACCGGTAAAAATCTGACCGAGTCCGTTACGGCGATGGAGGGTATTGCTAACTGGGCGGCTCTTTCTGGACAGAATGCTCAGACTGCTAGTCGTGCAATGTATCAGCTGTCCCAGGCAATGGGCGCTGGTGTTATGCGTTTGGAAGATTACAAGTCCATCCAGAACGCTTCTATGGACACTGATGAATTTCGTCGCAAGTGCATTGCTGCGGCTATATCCCTCGGAACTCTTAAAGATAACGGTGACGAAACTTACTCCGCCGTTTCGCAAGGGGCAAAAGCCACGGCGTTCAATGTATCCCAGTTCACAACGCAGTTGACTGAGGGCGCATGGCTTACATCTGACGTCATGATGAAGGTTTTCAATGATTACTCTAAGGCCGTAACCGAAATCGTGGATGCTTCTAATAAGCGGAGCATGACAGTCTCCGAAATCATTGAAGAAATTCATTCGAAATCGGAGAAGGAAAGCATTTCCATAGACGAGGCAATTAAGTCTCTCGGCTACACATTTGACGAATTTTCGTTAAAAGCCTTTGAATCCGCTCAGAAGGCCCGCACTTTCGGGGATGCAATCGAATCCGTGAAAGACGCTGTCAGCACCGGCTGGATGAAGACATTCGAACTGATATTTGGTAATGCCGATGAAGCAACCGATTTGTGGACCGAACTCGCCAACCGAATGTATGATGTCTTTGCTGGGGGAGCCGAAATCAGAAATGAAATTCTTGAAAGTTGGAAAGACGCAGGCGGACGCACGGACTTAATCGATTCAATTTGGAATATCTGGGATGCGGTTGAATCAGTTGTTATTCCGATTAAAGAGGCGTTCGACAATATTTTTCCACCTATGACCGCCGAGCGACTTGTCAATATTACCTCCGCACTTGAGAGTTTCACATCTAAGCTGAAAATCGGCGACGAAACCGCAGATAAGTTGAAGCGTACGTTTTCCGGCATCTTTTCGGTGTTTAGCATTTTCAAGAAAATTTTAGGAACAGTTAGCGATGCTGTTGCTAAACTTCTCGGGGCAAGTGGACTGAAAGATTTGGGGAATATGCTGCTCAATATTACCGCTAAAATCGGAGATTTCTTGACGTCGTTAAATGAAAATCTTGATTTAAGCAGCTTTGAGTCTTTCCTCTCTTCGATTACAACTGTCATTTCAAATTTCGTTTCGAGTCTGACTGGTAGTTTTGGTTTGAGCGGAGTTCTCGGCGGTATCGGCTCTATCATAGGGTCCTTAGCATCCAAAATCGGCGAAGTTGTAAGTCAAATTGTTTCTTGGACAAAAGAAAATGTTAGCTTGATGGGGATTGGGCAAACGCTTGGCACAATTTTCGGCATTCTTGTTGGCAAGAATATTGTAGACGCAACTAATAATTTATCGGGGGCAACCAAGTCAATCAAGGAATTCTTTTCGAATCTGTTCGATAAGAAAAAAGAGAGCGGCTTGAAGTCGAGCATTTCGGGAATTTTTGATTCGTTACACGATTCGCTAGAGAATTTCACGGCTGGCATAAAAGCAAGTGCATTACTTGAGATTGCCGCAGCTATCGGCATTCTTACGGAATCTCTTAAGACCATTTCTGAACTTGATCTCGGCGGTATTGTAAAGTCGGTAACGACCATTGGCGTACTCTTCAAAATGTTGAGCATGACCTTAGAATCGGTAACAAAGACTCTTCAATCTAACGGTTCTAAAGGTTTGGTTAAAGCCGGGGCCAGCATGGTCCTGATGGCCGAATCCATGAAAATTCTTGCCGATGCCATGAGTAAATTTGGCAATTTTTCGCTTCCAGAACTCGGAAAAGGGCTTACCGGAGTAGCTGGCGGGCTAACAGCATTATGCTTAGGTCTTAAAGCGATTAACGGGGTCAAGGTCAGTCTTACCACAAGCGTTGCTATGCTGGCACTGGCCGAAAGTTGTAACATTCTTGGCGATGCCATGACCAAATTTGCCGGATTGTCTTGGGATGAAATTGCCCATGGTCTTGTCGGTATGGGCGGAGCATTGGCTGAACTTGTTGTTGCGATTTCGGTATTGGGGAAATTCGGTGGCTTTTCTTCTTTGCTTGGAAGTGCTGGAATTTTTGTTGTTGTGCAATCTCTTGAACCTTTGGTTGATGCTTTAGCTAAATTTGGCTCAATGTCGTGGGAAGAAATTCAACGCGGCTTGGTTGCCATGGGTGGGGCACTGGTTGAAGTCTCTTTATTCTCGGGCGCTCTCGGTGTCATTGCTGGCTTTTCCGGATTACTCGGAGCTGGCAGTATATTGCTTACAATTCAAGGACTGAGTGATCTTGCGGATGCACTTGCAAAGTTCGGGTCAATTTCCTGGGAGCAAGGTATGCAAGGCCTTGGTTTTATGGGCAGTGCACTATCCGAGATTGCTATAATCACTGCGGCTGATGGTCTTCTTGCCGGAATTGCTGGTGCCATCGGTAGCGGTTCGCTGCTTATAGCTATTCAAGGACTTGGCGATCTTGCGGACGCTTTTATAAAGTTTAGTGAGATTCCGTGGGAAAATGCACAAACAGGTCTTGCCACAATGGGTACAGCATTAAGCGAAATTGCCGGTGGGGGATTGCTTGCTACATTTTCAGGCTTTGGAGCATCTGCGATATCGGAAATGGCTAACCCCCTCGGTGATCTCGCCGATTCTGTAAAGAAATGGTCAGATGTTACTGTACCGACTGGAATCGCTACACAGTTAGGAAGTTTAGCTTCAGGTGTAAACGGATTTATGTTCGCTGGTTCCGGAGCTGATACTATTGCGACTGTTGCTAAACCAATCGGCGATTTGGCTAACTCTGTAAAGAAATGGTCCGACGTTGTTGTTCCGCAAGATATCGGAACGCAACTTGGTTCGCTTGCTTCGGGCGTGAATGGATTCATGTTTGGAGGGATGGGGGCTAATACAATCGCAACTTTGGCCGAACCTATTGGAAAATTAGCTATTTCTGTAAAGAAATGGTCTGGTGTTACAGTCCCAGACACATTGGGAACTCAACTGTCGGGGCTTGCAACTGGCGTCACCTCGTTTACCTTTAGTGGACTTGGAGCCTCTGTTCTCAATCCAGTCTCTGAGGGATTGACCTCTCTTGTAGAAGCCGTAAAAAAATGGGCAGATGTTTTCATCCCGGAAAACATGAGCACGGACCTTCAAAATCTTGCTCTTGGGATTTCATCCTTCGGGCCAGATTTTTTAGCTGGATGGTCACTTTCCGCAGTTGTCGGTCCCCTGAAAGAACTAGCCGATTCCGTAAAGGCATGGAACGATGTTTCACTTCCAACTAATATGCAATCCAACCTAGAATCACTTGCTAAAGGTGTAGAAGCGTTTAGTTTTTCAGCATTCGGTGGGTGGTCAATTTCGGCAATAGTAACACCTCTTAAAGACCTTGCTGCTTCACTTTCTGCCTGGAATAACGTTTCGTTTTCCGGCAATCTTGGCGAAAACCTTGAAAAATTAGCCACTGGACTTGAATCAATGGCCGGAGTTAGCTTCGGCTATGGGTATGCTTCAACTTTGGATTCTGTCAGAAGTTCTATTTCGGAATTTTCGAGCATCGATTTTGCATCGATTGCATCTGGATTCAATCTTCTTAACGAGGCCGGGACTAATCTCCAGGTTTCGTTGAGTTCGTTGCTTGAAATTATTTCTGGCTATGCAAATAGTTTCAATTCAGAAGGTGCATCGCTAGCAACTGCACTATCAGAGGGTATGCTTCTCCAATCTGAAGTTTTGACTACTACTGTAACGATTTTGTTGACCAATGCAGTTTCATCGGCGAACCAGAAGTATAACGATTTTCTGAACGCCGGCTCTTACTTAGCTACTGCTTTAGGTGCTGGTATCTCTCAGAACACATCCACGGTCAACGCTGTGAATGCCACGATTGATACGTCCCTGCAAAGCATTCAAAATAGGCAGGGAGACTTCTATTCTTCTGGTGATGGTTCGGCAACAAACGTGAGCAATGGCTTTGCGAGTAAGCAAGGTGCTTCCGTAGGTACTGTGGAAAATCTGATTACCGCTTGCGTTAGCAAAATCAACGCTATGCGAACGGATTTCTTGACAGCAGGTACTTATGCTATCGGCGGTTTTATAGAGGGTTTTACGTCCAAAATTCAGTCTGCTGCTGAGGCGGCTGCTGATTTGGCCCGAAGTGCTCTCAATGCCGCAAAGTCCGCACTAGACATCAATTCGCCGTCCAAGGAATTTGCCTGGCTCGGTGAAATGTCTGGCGAGGGTTACATCCAGGCTATGCACAAGATGGTGAGCAAGGTGTCTCAGAGTGGAACCGAACTCGGAAACACTGCTGTGAACTCCACAACGCTTGCCCTTGAAAGTTTGATGGACTTGATCAACAATGGCATCGACACCGAACCCACCATTCGTCCCGTCATTGATTTGTCGGATGTTGAGGCCGGGCTTTACACGCTCAACGGTCTTATGTCTGATCGTCGCACATTGGCATTGGCCGGTTCTGTCCGTAATGTCAACAGCGCGGCCCGTCAGATGAGCGCTCCTGTTTCCACGAATGACAACAGCTCGGCAAATCAAAATGAGCCTGCACCTGTTGTTCAGGAATTCAACCAGTACAACTATTCGCCCAAGGCACTGTCCCGCCGCGAAATCTACCGTGATACCAAGAATCTGTTCGCTATCATGAAGAGAGGAGGCAAAGCCTGATGATTCAGTCCCTGACCGTAACAAATTATCTTGGCGAAAGCCTCACCATCCCTATGATGAATTCCGAATCAACGGGGTTCATTCTTCATGACATGACAGGTCTTGGCCCACCCACGGCGAGCGTCAACACTTCAAAAGTGGCGACAAAGGATGGCTCGAAATACAACTCTGCACGAGCGGAAGAGCGCAACATCGTGCTTCCTATGTATTTCACACCAATTCCCACAATTGAGGATGCACGCCATCGCTCCTACAAGTATTTCCCGCTTAAGAAGCCCGTTATTCTTGCGTTCAAGACCGACAACCGTGAATGTCAAATTGTCGGCTATGTGGAGACTAACGAGCCTGATATTTGTTCTGACCGAGAGGGATGTCAGGTGTCTATCATCTGCCCCAATCCGTATTTCAGCTCCATTTACGATACCGTCACTTCCTTCAGCGGTGTTGAAGCGGCTTTTGAGTTTCCGTTCTCCAATGAGGATACTCTGGACACTACTAACCTACTTATTGATAGTGACGGTAATCCTATTCTTGACAGTTATGACCGGATGATTGCATTTGGTGTTTTAGCTGCCGGGAGCCCGCACATTGAATTTGGCAAAATCGTTGTCAAAGCTGAAAACATTGTGCGGTATGGGGGTGATGCAGAAAGTGGTGTGCAGATACGAATTGCAGCATCCGCCACGGTCAAGAACATCACCATTTACAACGTAGATACCAGAGGAACCATGCACATCTACCACGATAAGCTTGTGGCGTTGACGGGTTCCGGCATTGTAAAGGGTGACGAAATCATCATTACAACTGACAAGGGGTCGCGGTCTGTGACCCTTCTCCGAAATGGTAAATCCACAAACATCCTGAACGCTATCGACCCCCGAAACGACGAATGGTTCAGCCTTACAAAAGGTGATAACATTTTCGCCTACACGGCGGACGAGGGTTCTGATTATCTGATGTTTGTGGTTGACCACACCACACTCTACGAGGGTATCTAAGATGAACGCTTTGATTATGGACACCAATTTCGAGGTCGTCTGCGTTCTTGACGATTACGAGTCCTTTATCTGGTCTGACCGTTACAATGCTTACGGCGACATGGAAATCTACGCTCCGGTCGAGGCGGTGTTCTATCAATTCATCAAAGACGGCTACTATGTCTGGTGCAGTGAATCGGAACACCTTATGATCGTTGACGAAATCGAAATTGACACTGATGTTGAGTCTGGCAACCACCTCACGGTGAAAGGCCGCTCGCTTGAGTCGATTCTCGAACGGCGCATCGTTTGGGAACAGACTGTCCTTGACGGAAACTTTCAAAATGGTATCAAAAAGTTACTCACAGATAGCATTATCTCTCCTGCGATTGCTGCTCGTAAAATCCCGAACTTCATCTTCAAAGAAAGTACCGACGAACGCATTACCGCTTTGAATGTTCAGGCACAGTTTACGGGCGACAATCTGTATGACTCGATAAAGGCTCTGTGTGAAGCTAACAATGTTGGATTCAAGGTTACACTGAACGACAGCTTCCAATTCGTATTCGAGCTTTACATCGGCACTGACCGGTCTTACGAGCAGACTACGGTGCCGTATGTTATATTCTCGTCCGGGTTCGATAACATTATCAACTCCAACTACTATGAATCGAAGAAAGACATGAAAAATGTCGCTTTGGTCGGTGGAGAAGGCGAGGGGTCGGAGCGCCGCTACACTACGGTGAATGGCAATGGAGGAGACGATACAACCTCCGGCCTTGACCGGCGAGAGCTCTTTGTGGACGCCCGTGATATTTCGTCCAAGGTCGACGACAAGACTCTGACCGACGAGGAATACACGGCGCAACTCAAGGAGAGAGGCGCAGATAAGTTGTCGGAGGTAACCCCTGTTGCAAACTTCGAGGGCGAGGTTGACGCCACACAGCTTTATGTGTATGGCCGAGACTTCTTTATCGGGGATATTGTCGAGGTTGCCAACGAATACGGCAAAGAGGGCCGCTCCCGTGTATCTGAGGTCATGTATACCGATGACACAAGCGGTATCAGCATTGTTCCGACATTTACAACAGTTTAACAGAAAGGAGTGATTGAGCATGGCACTTACTTATGGGTTCTACAACTCGAAGAACGGTGATAGGAAATATGATGCAGTGACAATGTCCCGTATGTTCGATGGCATCATTCGGGATGGTGTTATCAGTGCTTTCGGCAAGACCTTTGCGGTGACCGTAAACTCCGGAAACAAAATCAATGTCGATACCGGACGCGCATGGTTCGACCATACATGGACCCTGAACGATTCCATCATGGTTCTGGACTGCGGCACGGCTGAGGTTCTTCAGGACCGCTATGATGCTGTCATTCTTGAGGTCAATGAAGATACAACCGCACGCTGTAACAGCATCCAAATCATCCATGGCTCGCCTTCGACTTCCCCCGTGAAGCCAACCCTTACAAAGACCGAGCATGTGCATCAGTATCCTCTCGCTTATATTCTGCGCAAAGCCGGAAGCACTGCCATCTCCCAGCAGTACATTGAGAATGCGGTCGGCACTTCTGCCTGCCCGCTGGCAACAGGGGTCCTGACCCAGATGTCTACCGACCAAATCGTTGCCCAGTGGGGAGCAGAATTCAGCGAGTGGTTCAACGACCAGCGAGAGACCCTTACCACGGATGTCGCCGGTAAGCTGAATGCCCGCATTGACAAGCTCAAGACTTACAGCTTTACCCTGAAGGCCAACGCTTGGTCGAGTGCCGCACCCTACAGCCAGACTGTCATGGTCAGCAATGTCACCGCCGATACGAATATGGGTCCGATGTACTTCGAGCCTACCGGAACGCAGAGCAAAGACGAAGCACTTCAAAATGCGTTGGAGCTGCTGTCCTACGGTGAGACCGGAAATGGGTTTGTGAAAATCTACTGTTACGACGCAAAACCGACCATCGACATCACAGTCCTTGCAGATGGGAGGATTTGAGTATGGGTAAGATTTCAAAGGCCATCAGTGCCGGTTTGTCCATGTTCAAGCTCCGTAAGGCCACGGCTGATGCTTCTCAGGTTCTTGAAGGCAGCACCTTTTACTCCGGTAATAAAGAACTGAAAAAAGGAATCATGCCGAATCAAAAGTCTTACAGTAAGGTTTTAAATCCCGGCGATATGATCAACTTACCGGAGGGTTATTACAACGGCAACAGAATAATGGCCAATGCTCGAAATATCGGCACCGTCACATTTCACCTTCCTGAAAAAGACACTAGCTACGAAAATGTGACTCTTACGACAGATGTCGGCCATACGATTCTCGGTATGGCAACCGGAAGAGTGATAAACTATAGGTCGGTGATTTGGAAAGAAGAAATCGGCGGCAATGAATGGTACAACAATATGCTGGTGGACCTTTCTTATAGTGGAAGCACCGTTAAAATTGTCGTTACTATACGAAATTGGTCCACTACAGTGGTAACCGATCTCACATTCAGTTACATGTATTAAAAGGAGGAACTTCAAAATGCCTAAAATTGTAGATTATCCTGAAACCGACCGTGTTGCGAAAAATGATGTTTTTCTGCTGGACGGTGCGCAGGGCACCAGAAAAGGGCTTGCCTCTTGGGTGGCTGTTGAGCTGGCTGGTCTCATCTCTCCCATCAATCACTGCAACGTGTTCCGGGGTAAGAACCTCGGCGGTGGTGTAAGCTCTGCCCAGAAGGCAGCCATCAAGGACGGCACCTTTGACAACCTGTACATCGGCGACTATTGGACCATCAATGGTGCGACTTGGCGTATCGCAGACATGGACTACTTCCTGCGCTGCGGCGATACCGATTTTACCAGTCATCATCTGGTCATCGTGCCCGACACCCAACTCTATACCGGCAAGATGAACGAGACTCATACGACTGAGGGCGGCTATGTCGGCTCTCTGATGTACAAAAGCGGCCTCGATCAGGCCAAGACTGCCATCGCTGCGGCGTTTGGCAATCTCGTTACTACGCATCGCGATATTCTCTGCAATGCCGTGTCCAACGGCCGTCAGAGCGGTGGTGGCTGGTTCGATTCCACGGTTGAGTTGATGTGTGAGCGTATGGTTTACGGCAACTCGGTGTTCCTGCCCGGCTGCGATGGCTCGTTCATTCCATATAACTACACGACCGGCAAGTCTCAGTTCGCACTGTTCCGTATGGCACCGCAATACATCTCAAATCGTCAGTGGTATTGGCTCCGTGATGTCGTTTCTGCGACGGGTTTCGCCATTGTGAATGCCGGCGGCAGTGCGGACTGCCGCCGTGCTGGCGGTGTCGGTGGCGTGCGCCCGTACTTCGTAATCAGCGTAGCATAATCGCGCCGCACCATTGCGGCGCCGCTTGTGGAATCTTGAGATAAAAGGAGGATTTTCCCATGGAAGATCGTAAGTATACTCTTACCTTTGCCAGTGGCCTCGTCATCGAGGAGGCACGGCTGAACGGCAATAACTTTATCACCCGGATGGAGGTCAGCAAGGACACCTTTGCCGACATCTGCTCTCCCGTCATCATTGACAATGGCGAGGTTAAAGAGACCCACCCGTACATGGAGTGTGTGCAGGTCACGAAGAACGCCGACGAGTATTGGTTTGTTCTGCGTGATATTACGGATTCTGAGCGCGCGGCGGTCAAACTGCGTTCGGATGTCGAGTATCTGGCCATGATGACCGGCGTAGAGCTGTAAGGAGGAAATCAAAATGGAACATTCCCCGAAGTATAAAATGGTCAAAAAGTTCTATAAGGTCTACAAGGTCTGGTCTATCGACCGCGTGCGTGACGCCGTGGAGAAGGGCTGGATTACCGAGGATGAGTTCAAAGAGCTCACCGGTGAGGACTACTAAGCCATGAGCGTTTTGGCAAGCGATAGACCCGTATCCAAATTTGAGGCTGTCTACCATGCATATGTTATGCGTGATATGTTCAACCAATTGGTTCTGCGGAATTTTGGAATCCGGGACGTTGGGCCTATCGCAAGAAGGAAATATATTCTTGGAAAGGATAACATAGAAAACCGTGACAAGTATGAGTGTCTGCTTGACGAGTACCGCGGCGCCATTGCGCGTTTTGCGGCCTCGGTAGTACAGGACGTTAGTGCTGCTAACGCTATTTATCCAAAAAACTTGAGCGAATACAACCAACGGCGCGCTTACCAAACCCATGCCTTAGCTGCCTGTCGGCAACTCACTGTAGAAATACAGAGTGTCGTCGATACTTTTGACGTGGACGTAAATGACTACGCCCAGTATTCCAATGCTATCAATCGAGAAATCGATTTGATAAACCGTTGGCGCAAAAGTGATAACCGATTTTGCAAGCGATTCTTGGGCAGCCCCTAACTGTGTCGTTTCTGCGACGAATTTCGCCAATGTGAATAACAACGGCAATGCGAACTACAACAATGCTGGCAATGTCAATGGCGTGCGCCCGGATTCCTTTCAGCTACTACTGATAAGGAAGGAGGGACTGTCCATTCCCTTGCAAGTGGGATAAATACTAAAGCCTGAAACAATTTACTACGGTAAGTATTGTTATAACGGTGAATAATTTGACGCATTGCGAATCTGTTATCACGGACGTCAACAACCTGTATTCGGGCTATCTGAAAGCGGTCAACACTTCAAAATGGAAGCCTTCGACTCAGCATTTCATATTCGATTATCTCACCGAGTTGTTCTCTATACAGGACGACTTGAGGAATCGAACGCTGGTCAATGGTCCCACCCAGGAGTTTGAATTGCATGAACGCGGAAAGATACGCCCGATTACTTCTTTGACTGTACGAGACCGTGTGATACGTCACACCTTATGCGATTGTGTCTTGATGCCGGAAATTCGTAAAAGAATCATTTACGATAACTGCGCATCATTAAAGGACCGTGGAATCGGTCTACAGCGGAAACGCTTTGAAATTCACCTGCACAAATACTATGAGTCCTACGGCAATGACGGTTATATTCTGTTCGGAGATTTCAGTAAATTCTACGACAATATTATCCACGAAATTGCAAAAGAGGACCTGGCGGGGTTAGTGAATCACGACCCTTTTGTCGAATGGCTCCTTGACATTATATTCGCAGGCTTTGAAATCGATGTCTCTTATATGGACGACGCCGAGTTCGAATGCTGCATGGGAGCTGTCTTCAATAAACTGGCCTATCGGGAAGTTCCGAAAGAACTGCTGACCGGCGAGAGATTCATGCCTAAGTCCGTCAACATGGGTGACCAGATTTCGCAGGCGGTAGGCGTCTACTACCCGAACCGAATCGATAGCTATGTAAAGACGGTCTGCGGTGTAAAGTTCTATGGGCGCTACTGCGACGACTTCTATGTTATGTCTCCGTCCAAAGAGTATCTTGAGTTCCTATTGAAGGCTATAACAACCATTGCGGAGGAACGAGGGATACATATAAATAGGAAGAAAACAAGAATTGTGAAAATCAGCAGCACATACAAGTATTTGCAGATGAAGTATTCCCTGACGAGAGACGGCAGAGTAATCAAACGCATCAACCCAAAGCGCGTAACAACTATGCGCAGAAAGCTCAAGAAACTTGCGGTTAAGGTTGAGCAGGGCAAAATGCCATACGAGAATGTAGAGAATATGTTCAAGGGTTGGATGGGCAATTACTACAAATGTCTGTCTCGTCAGCAGCGAGAGGGTATCGTTGGATTATATGAGACATTATTCCATAAGAAGGTCTATGTGAAAAACAAAAAGCTCATCATCGTGAGTGTATGATTCGGAGGTGAATCAAAATGGAACCATGGATTCAAACACTTGTGACGGTAGTGGTCACTGTGCTGGCCTCCGGTGGGTTCTGGAGTTTCCTGCAATACAGGAGCGAACGTACCAATAACTGGAATAAGCTTACGCTCGGCCTGGCACATGACCGCATCGTCTGTCTTTCGGACAAGTATGTAGCCCGAGGGTATATCACCCGTGACGAGTACGAGAACCTACATGATTATCTGTACCTGCCATATCATGCCTGTCACGGCAACGGGACGGGGGATAAGGCAATGAAACAGGTAGATGCACTTCCGATGCATGAATATCCTATTGATAAATAGGAAGGAGTAGTGTAAAATGAGTAACAAGACATATGATATTCTGAAATGGGTGGCACAGTATCTGCTGCCCGCCCTGGCTACGCTGTATTTCGCAGTTGCCAAGATTTGGGGCCTGCCCTACGGTGAGGAAATCGTCGGCACCATTACGGCTGTCGATACTTTCCTTGGGGTTCTGCTGGGCATCAGTACGGCGAACTACAACAAGCAGAACAGTGCGGGTAATAGCCAGTAAATGTAGGCGGTTCGTACTTTGTTCCTACATTTTCGAATTTATTTGACGATGGTACGTTGTCACTTTGTTACAGTATATAATAAAACCAGCAGAACGTAAAGATGGGATGTGAAAAA